GCCGCCTCGCTGTTTTGTAAATTTCATGGAGCCAACCCGAAGATAAAAGGACAAAAACATTAGTCTGTTTTTACAAATTTGTCAAGGCGCAAACAAAAAAAGCCCCTATCCGGTTAGGGATAGGGGCGAGTTGGCGCGACTACCGCAGCAATGAGCCGCGCTCGCTTTTATGTTCTGGTGGAGCGGCTGGTGCGCTGCTCGAAAACCCTGTCTAGCCGTTCCCCGAAAGCGTCGATTCGATTGCCGACACCCTCGATCGCGCGCATGATTTGCGCGGTCTGTTCCTGCATTCCAGCCTTCGTGACGTAGGATTCGGCGACATGCAAACGATGAGCAGATAGCTCATCGCGTACCGCTCCTATCTTTCCGTCGACAAACTTCCACACGCCAAAAATGGCTCCGAACACGCCGACGAAGAAGCCGACGGCATACATTATCTCGGCGCCCGTCATCTTTTCAGCGCCCCTGCAAGAGCGGAAACGCCAACAACGCCAGCGCCGGCATAGAAAATATTCTGGAAAACCACGTCTGAATAACCCTTGAGTTGCGGCGGTAAAGCGGTCACGTCTGGCAAAGCCCCACCCGCAAGCGAATCCAGCATGCCCCAGCCGAACCACGCCGCGCACGGCACGGACGCGATCAGCCAGGGGATCCAGAACACCTTGTGCTGCATGCCTTCCTTGACGACGGCCGCGCTCTCAGCGCTGGCCGCCATCTTGGCCTCGATCGTTTTAATTTGGATCTCAGCAGCGATGCGCTGCGCGTCGTTTGCAGCGGCAAGGCGGGCAGCATGTGCCCGCTCAAGCGCGCCTACGAGGTCGCCAGTCAGTTTGCCGGCAATCCAGCGGAGCAGCCACATCACGTCGGCCGCCCCATCTTCTTGGCCCACTGCCACCACGCGACGGGAATGGCGCCGATGGCGGCAACAATGCCCGCCTCGATGGAGGCTGCGATGGCGGGATCCTCGGTAATCATGGCCCTGACTTCCTCGCCGATGTAGCCGGAGCCATAAAGCCAGCCCGCAATCATGTAGAGGGCGATCCTTATCCAGACGGTCATTTCTTGCCCCCTTTGATGAGCGCGAGCAGGAAGCGGCCGAGCGCGGCCCAGAAGCCGCCAGCGGCCGGAACAACGGCGCGGGTGCCGTAGCCGCCAGCCTTCAGCGCCGCCTCGAACACGGCTGCATGCCCCGCGATCGTCTTGGCCTTGTCCGTGCCGTTGATGATCCGGCGCGCGCCGACGTAATCGGCCTTGTCGCCGACGATGTAATCCGCAAGCCGGCGCCCGGTGAACCAGCCTGCGGTCATGCCCTCGAACATGATTTTGGCCGCAATGTCCTGCCGCATCGCGAGATTAAAATTGCGCAGCAACGCGCCTTTGAGGCCAAGCTCCTTATCGGCGCGCTCGTAGTTCGAGTCCCACGTCAGTTGGACATAGCCGCGCCCATAGGGAACCTGCCCGTACTTGCCTTTAACGCCGTACTTGCGGCCCGCGCCCTTGCCATATTCCGCGATCGGCTGCATCGTCTTGGCAGTCTCGAGAAAGACGGTTGCGAGCATGTAAGCCAGGTGCCTTAGAGAAGTGCCGCGGCGCTCGGCCTCGTCAAGAATTGCGTCGATGCCCCTCACCTGCGCGTCGGATAGCTTGCCGGCGAACAGAGGTGAGCGCACCGCAGCGAAGAATTTCGCGCGGTCCATAGTGTCTCCTGCGATGTGGTGGTGGTTAGTGGGGTGCGGTAGGGGGTCTATAAGTCCATGAGTTTGGGGAGGCTTCACCAGTGCCGTCCGGAACGCTCTGCCGACAATTGACAGAAAAGACGTTACAAGATTTTCTCGGCCCTTATTTACCAAGGGGTGCACCAGACATGAGTTTTCGAGATGACTGCATCAAAGCGGAGTCTGAAATCAAAGCGGCAATTGGAGAATTTATAATCGAATGGGCCAAGATTGAGCAAAACGTCATTTTCCAAGCCAGAGGACTCTCACATAGAAACGAGATGTATAATCGTTTATACGGGACGGTCCTCCAGGAGATTACTCCTCTTGAAGAAATCAACGAAGCTTTGGCGTTCTCTTGCAATCTCGAAACTCTAAAAAAAGTTGCTTTGGAAGCATTACCTGACGAAAGAATTGATATAGAGAATCTATCTGTTAATCTGAAACAAATGTCTCAGATGAGAAATGATATCGTTCACAGAACACATGTTGTTTGCCCTCCGTGGTCTATTGAGCAGATCGAGTGCAGACCTCGGATTAGTAGAAACGCTGATCCGCGGAAAAATTCAGAAAAATATATTATATATACTATTGATCAAATTAAGGAGGCATCAGGCCGTACCCGCGAACTGCAGGCAGAGATTGCGAGTCTATTCGGAAAGCATGTGGCGCATGTTTGGAAGGAAAACGGTATTGATCCGAACGATCTCCTCGGGGCAGGAAATCAAACGTCACCCGAGGAGTGAAAATTAAACTTCGCGCGGGGCTCTCGACACGACCACAATCTCGCTGACGTTGCCGTCGAACTCTGCTAGAAAGCGCCCCACGACCGCAAAAGGGGCTGCAGAAAATGGTTGAGAATGCGAGGAGGCTTCGCTCCCTCATTGAGAACAGACTTAATGCCTGTGTCGAGCAGGAGAAGAAATTCGAACCTTCGATGCTTGAGCCAGAGCTTATGAACAGCTGGGATTTGGCCCACAGCAAGAGAGTAATGCTTAGCGAGTTGCTCTCCGAGTTCGACGTCGTCACCGAGAAGCACGGCAATTTTACCTTAGTCAATTCACCGAGTGGTGGAGCCGAGGTTGTCGATCTGCAAAGCGTCGTCGCCGATCACGAGAAAAACATAGCATCCCTGAGAAAGAGGGTCGATGTTTTCAGAGGCCTCAACAGAAGCGCCTATCGTGATGATCTTGCCTATCGCGCCTACGCCGGAAAGAGGCTGATCAATATCGGCGCGGGCCACTTCTACCACGACAAGTGGACGAACCTTGACGTCTCCAGCGATCATTACAAATCGCACCGTAAGGGATCGTACGTCGAATACAACATCATCACTGATGAACGAATCCCCTTTGAGGACGCGTCCGTGGCTGTTGCCTACACCAGCCACACGATCGAGCACATCAAAGACCACTACGTTTTCAGAATGTTTCGAGAGGCATACCGGTGTCTTGAGCCAGGCGGCATCTTTCGCGTCACATGCCCCAATGCCGATCTTTTTTACACGGCCGCAAGGTTGAACAACACTGATCGCTTCTTTCACCGCGCACTCGCTTGGTTCGAGCGGCACGGCGTCGAAAGGCTGTCAGCCGACCCTCTGGATTACCTCAAAATGGCGGTCGCCACGGGGCTCACCAATTCCCCGCGCGTACGGGATGAAAATGAGGAGTTGTGGAACGAGATTAAGGTCAAGTTCGCAGAACTCCCGAAAGAGCAGTTCCTCGACTGGCTATGTGGCCATGTCGATTTTTCGATCAACAATATCGCACGGCACATCAATTGGTGGACGGTTGATAAGGTGACAGCCGCGATGAAAGAGGCAGGCTTTGAACTCGTTCGATCAAGCGTCTACGGCGGATCTTTGGCCGCGCCTATGTGTGATACCACGTTGTTCGATAACACCATGCCTGACGAATCCCTGTATGTGGAAGCCTACAAACTTCCTGCCTGACTGAGGATCATCGGGTGTACCCTTCACGATCGCTCTAGAAAGCGGGCCCCTAAAGGCCCGCCTCCTTACATGCTATCCACTGCGCCGCCACCTCCGCCATGAAGTGGCGGTTGATGTCTTGCGGGTGCAGATCGTCGGAGATTGTCGCCAGCGTCTGTCCGGCGTCGCTCGATACTATTGCCGTCGACCATCCGACATTTGCCGACATGTGCGCCCAGTATGACAGGATGTCGATATTGGCGTCGGCAAGCCCGTCGACATAGTCGAGGATGAGTTTGATCGCAGGCACCTGCTCGTCGCGCCATTTCCCGTCCGAACGGTTTGAGCGTGGCACATTCGGCAGACCTATGCCGATCCGCGCCGCCGGCCGGCTTGCCCGAATGTTCGGGATAATGACTTCAAGCCCCTGCCGGATCTGCAGCAGCGCTGCCGCCGGTTCTGCTTGGTTGATGTCGTTCGTGCCGAGGTTGATCAGCACATAGTCTGGGTCGGCGAGCGAGAACCGATCGAGGTAGAAATCAAGGTCGAAGGCATAGCCGTTGTGGACCCCAGGACCTGCCGCCGCCGCTTTGATGAACGGATTGAAGTTCCAGCGGTCTGTCGAAAGTTGGGTGTCGCCGTCGTTCGAGCGCGCGAGATAGATCGCCTCGTCGCCTGCCGCCACCGGAGCGAACTGTGTCTCGGCATAGATGAAGTCGGACCACTCCCAGGACTCGCGTCCCTCGCCGTTCTCGCCGGCATTGTCGATGGTGCCGATGAAGGTCGGCGTCACCCCAATTGCGGCGAGCTTCGCATCGAGTTTGTCGAGGAAGAACCGATTAGTGATGCTGTCACCGATAGCGAGAATGGTTGCCGTGCCGGCCACCGGGCCGGTGGCCCTCTTGATATCGACACTGCGCTGGAACCGCCGGCTGCGATTGCCAGGCTCGCCTTCCACTGAGAGTGTCACCGCCCCCGTAGCCTTGGCATAGTCAAGCATCAACATCTCGCTTCCGGTGAGCACGTACGGTAATGCCGCTGCGTTCGCAGCCTCCTTGGAAACCGCAAGGCGAAAGTGTTCACCTTCCTCGCGCTCGGCGACAAGCCCTTCGAGGAAGAACGGCAGCTCACGCCCGGCTACAGAGAAATGCCGCGGCCCATAGAGGATGTCGCCATTTCGCGCCAACGGATAGGAGCCACGCGGTATCCAACCGTAGAAATCCGATCCAATATAGACCTGTGCTCCAGCGATCTTGACTTGATCTGCTGTCTGCGAAGTGCCGATGTTAAAAAAGGCCGGACGCTTAGCCAGGCTGTAACGTCCCATGATGAGGTAGAGCGCTGCGGTGGTTGAAAGCTTCTTCTCGAGGAGAAGGCTGGAGGACGATAGGGTCGCGCCACCATCATCCAGAAAATAGAGGCGCGGGGATTGGAATGTGTCTGCCACGCTCGCTTCAATGTACAGGCGCGCAAAAAAGAACCCTTCTGCTGGTGTATCGTCAGCCAGCTTTGCTCCATAGAAGGCGTCGGCGCCGGTCACACCCCTGGTAATTCCGAGAGCCGTCAGCGCGACATCCGTAACGTCCGTCAAGACCGTATCGCCCGCGAACAGAGCAGCACGGTCTGGATCATTGCCACGAGCAAAGAGATTTGGCAAAACGCCGCCGGCGACGTGACCAGAAATCGGATGGTCGGTCTTGACGACCCGATTCAGAGAGGTCGCGATCAACACCGTAAGCTCACCGTCGGGGAAGGTCGGATACGATGTACCAGTGACCGCCTTGACAGGCACGCCCCCTGCATCTGCCGCAATACGATCGAAGTAGAAACGAACCTCGCTCGACGCACTCGTCGACAGGTCGAACTCCCAGTAGAGAGAACCGTCCGAGGGAGCGTAGAGCGTAAAACTCGTGCTTCGGCGATAGTGATAGAAGGCCGGTATCAGCAACTTATCGCCATCGACGACAAGCGGGAAGCGCGGCGTGATCCGGTCGCGGATATTCTCATCGACCTTCAAAATCTGATGAGGGCTCTTCACACGGCCGGACCGAATTTCAGCGACAATGATGATTTTGTTCGGCTTCGCCGTAGTTGGCAAAGTGCTAAAATTGGCGACTTTAACGGGATTTGCAGCGTCATCGAGATCGATGTAGACGGTCGCTAGGGAATTATTCGTGGCCGTCATGGCAACGTGCGTCGGGATCGCCAACGAAGCCGTACCGAATGACCCGCTGAGAACCGTTGAGCCGACGCGGGCATACATCGCGCGCGGCACATAGAGCGTCTTACCTATGCCTAGAACACCATTCTCGTCGTAGATCAGGTCGCCATCGAAGCTGCTGATGGGCGCTGAGACCGCTGCCTCGACCTTGCCAATCCGATCAAGACCGACATAGGACCAAGCAGATCCCGTCCAGGTATAGTCGCCATTGTTCGCAGCCGTCGCGTCTTCATAAACGCGCCCGATCTTACCCTGATCGGCCGTGCCGAGGCCAAGCGTCGTTGCCAGTGCATCCAAGGCAACTTTCGTGGTCGCCGCGATGGCGTCAGCACCTTGCGAGTCCTGCAGCTGTGCTACCTGGTCTTGGAGATCGGAAATATTCTGTTGAACACCTTCCACATCACCAGAAACACCATCAACGACACTTTGCACGGTATCGCCAGCTTCGAATATTTCCTTCTTGTTTGGTCTATGCGCGCCAGAGGAGGGAACGCCATCGGTCGAATAGAGGCGCCATGCTCGGCGGAAAGCTGTACTTATTTCGGTACCCATGAACTCCCCATGCAGGATTGGCTTGGCAGCACCAAGCGCGTTGGAATGGATGGATTGGTTAGATGATCGTGACGGTCACCGGGCCGCTCTGCGGGCCGTTCAGGCCTGACCCGTTTAGAGGAATGGCGTAGTAGTCCCAGACCCCCTGCGGCGCGCAGGAAGCCGATTCGGCGAAGAGAATTGCATCGTCGAGATCAGCGACACCATCCGACGTGGAGAGAATGTTGTAAGCGGTGCTCGACGCGGTTGCAGTCAGCCTGTCTAGCCAAGTGCCGTTTGCGGAACGGATCGCACCCTGCACGTTAGGGGTGCTGAGCAGCTGCGCTCGGAAGGAGCCTCCGGTGCGGGCACTCAACGTGTAGGCGCTTCGGTAAACCACACCAGCTGACAAGCTGATGGCCTGGGATATGCCCGTTTGGCTACCGGCCGCGTGATGCGCCTTGCCGCCGCTGATCGTCCAGCCCGTTCCTTTTGTCCAAACAGTGTCTGTATCGAACCCAGGGTTTGACAGCAGGTTGACGCGGGTGTCGTCGCCGTCTGTATGCGAATACGACGAGGATGGCCCGACTGCCAGAGTGGCGACCTGAGCGGCCGTGTCCGGGTCGAACGCAACTCCTGTCGCCACGCGGTAAAGGACGACGGATTTAACCTTCGCATCGTTTACCGTAGCAACGGACAGCTTGGCCCTGCCAAGGTGCGGCTCAGCATCTGAAACGATGAAGGAAGACAGCGCTTGCGGCGCAACTGGATCGGCGACAGCGGTCAACAGCACGTAATCGGTCCAGTCGGACTTCGTCCCACCGCCCCACGCTCTCAACCTGACGCGATACTCTTCACCGTCCACGAGGTAGCTGGTGCGAACCTGTGTTTCGCCAGCTTCCGAGAACGCCGACTGAACGCCCGTAGACCCAGTTAATCGATCATACTCGAGTTCATAAGTCAGTGTGTCGTCGACAAAGTCCCAAGTGGCCAAAATGTAGGCTGCTGTCGCGCCCCCCGAAACAACATCTCTTTGCACTACAGGCACAAAGCTCGTAGGCACAGGTACGCCAGAATCCGGCAAGGGCTCGACGGATTCGCCGGGCTCGCCTTCTTCCGTGGCGGCATCGAAGGCATACAAAGACGATGAAACCAGAATGCCCGAGAACGAAATGCGCATGTTGCGCAGGTCGATCGTCACACTGGATGTGATCTCCACGACAGCCTCAGCCAGTCCTCGGCTGGGGTAATGCAACGTCACGAAGCGCCGGTACGGAATGTCTCGCGCGCCGTCGGCCGTGTAATCCGCCACCACCGACACCCGTCTCGCATTGGCGCGGACGAAGGTCAGTTTCTGCTTGCGCTGGCAGTGGTTGTGGCTTTGGATAGCCGCATTCTCGAAAGTCCGCGTGCGCTCCGTATTGTCGTCGACGACGGCATATGGGTCGCCATAGATCGCGGCGTCTTCCGTGATGTAGTCCTTCGCGGTGTTGACGTACCGCCCGCGCACGCCGAGCACCGTGTTTGCGCGGCGCTTGTTCTTGTCGACGCGGATGCTGTAGACGTTCTCAGCGGTCAACCGCACGTCAGGCGTCACGAACTCGCCGGCATGCACGCCGATCTTGCCGTCGGCTCGCTCATAGACGACAAGCTCGGCCGCCTCGTCCATGATGCGCCCGACTTCGATCGGGTCGTTGCTGGCGCGGAACCAGAAGCCGCCGTGATAGCGCTTCTCAGTTCCGCCAGTGCGGTTCGTGACGTTCTGGTCGCAGACGTTCGCCGCATTCGCCCAGTCGGGCAGATACATGTTCTCGTAGGCCATCTTGCCACCGACGGGGTGGCAGAGGTGCCATAGGCGCATCAGCGCAAGGTTCGTCGAGAACTCCCATGTGTTCGGGTTGTTCGTACGGTGCGCCCCAGAGCCCCCCTGCGTGCTGTCCTTGCGCGGGTCATAGAGAAGCGCGCCGTCGCCTACCGCCGAGTGCTCCGGCATTTGGTTGGGATAGACATCGAGGAATTCTTTTTGATCAACCGTCCTGCACGTCATGTAGACGGACGCGAGTCCATCGCCGCGACAGTTGTTATTCCAAATCGTCGGGAATGCCGTGACAACTTCCGAATAGGCAGTCTCGGCGTTTAAGCCGAGCTTCGTCTTTATGTGGACGAAGCTGACGCCGTCCTTGTCGTAATGGCCAGGATCGGTGACACCGCCGTCGGCGTTGAGCGTTACCTTGTCGTCGTGCAGGTAATGCTGCACAAATCCCTGTATGCGGTGACCGGCCCACACCATGATGTGGTGCGCCTTGCCACCCACCTCCTCGAGGAAGACATAGTCGCTGCCCTTCTTGGCGCGGCCCAGCACGTAGGCAAGCGAAGGAACGCTTTGCTTCAGGTTGTAGCTGCCGTCGTCTGGTTTCGGCACAGCCGGCTTGGAGGCGAAAGCGCCCTGAAGGGCTGCTGCGCCAAGTGCCAAGCCGCCGTAGATCAGCGCAGACGTGCCGAGATAAAGCGCGTTCGCCGCAAGCGTCGTGGTCGCAAGCGACGACACGATCAGCGAGATCGTTTCAATGATGCCTGGCATGGTGCTCCTAGCCGCAAATGCGCGGCTACTGGATTTCCCAGGCCGCTAGAGTTTTCGCGGTCATGCGACCGAAGCCGCCGTGCATGCGCACAAGCCAGCCTTCGCCGTCATGGATTGCGCCGAATTGGCGATGGATGTTGGATGGGCTGCCGATGACGCCGATGGCGCCACGTACGGGCCGCTGGACGTGTTTGCCGTTGATGTTGGCAACACAGGTCGCCACGAGCGCGACGGCGCCCTCGTGGGCCGCTATGATGGCGCGAAAGCCGTCTTCGCTGTCGTAGGTGCCGCGCAGGTGCGTCGCCGGATCCGCGTGGCCGAGCCAGATGGCCCAGTCTGCGAGAACCATGCAGCAATCAACGTGGCCTGGCTGCCATGGGCGAGCATTGTTGTCGGCGAGGAACGCAGCGAGCCTGTCCGCTAATTGCCCGTTGGTAGTCGCTACCAGTTCGGCCACTTGATTGTCTGGTCACGCATCAGCGGCACGCGTTTACAGAACTCGTCGTCGGCCGCAGATGGGTTCAGGATGGCCGAGCGCGCTCGCTGGTCGACGTCGGACAAGACCGCGCCGTTCGTCACAGTGCGCAGCGTGAAGCGGTTGGTGATTTCGATATTCACCATCGACCGAATGCCGTCAGCACTGGATTCGTCAACAACATCGAGGTTATCGATCTCGCCGGTAAACACGACAATCGGATCGCCGTCGGGCTGCTCGTCCTCGTCGAGGATTTGCAGCTTCACCACGAATGGTGATCCCTGCACCGAGCTCGTCTCGTCGTAGTCCCAGATGCTATCGGCGGCCGATTGGCTGATCGAGATGAGCGACAGCGCCAGCGTGAACGCCTCGCCGTTGATGGCCGCCTCGATCGACTGCAGCGCGTCCTCTGTGAACTGCGCCGGCCGATAGATATTGCCCTCGCTGTCGACGAACCTGCCGCCCGAGCCATCCCACACGCGAATGGTCTCTTCCGGAAGCTCCGCGTCGCAGAGGATGCGCAGCGATTTAATCGGCATTGTCGCCTGCCCGCCCGTCGTCCGCCTGCTTGCGGAAAATCATCCGCCAACTGTAGGTGGCTCGCCGTATCACCTGAAACGGCTCGTAACCGTTGGCTTCCCACTCGTTCAGTGTGCTCTCTACGGTCGTGCGCTCGTCTTCAATAAGATCAACAACCTTGTACATGCAGCCCTCCCCTAGAGGTTCGACCAATAATCAACCGCTTCCACAAACGAGACAGACGGCAACGAGAATTTCCCAACCGCGTTCTGGTCGATGTCCATGCCGCGGTCCTCCGCCAGGTGGCAGAGGCACGTCGGCTGGTCGAACTCGAGATCGGCGCCGGCAGGAATAAGCTCACGCACCGACGGTGAAATCGGCACGGTCCAAATGTCGCCGCTTATGCTGGTGACGGGTCCGGTTTCGTAGAGCGCGTGGTTGTAACTGAAGCGCACGCCCACGAGGTTGGCGTCGGCGTTGATGATGCGCAGGCGGATAGACGTTGCGCCTACCGGCGTCACGCCGTCGGTGACGACCGAAATGGCGCCCTGCGTGTACGGTGTGTCGTCGTCAAACGGCGAGTCGTCGCTATGGTCGGTCTCGATGACAGGCTCGAACTTGCCGGAGACATACGGCGCCGACAGGCTAGAACGGACACGGACCGCGATCAGACCGGAGCGGCCGCCGAGTTTCTGCCGAATCGCATTCCACGTTTGCCATTGGTCTCGGTTTTTGTTCGATACGACGATGTTGCCATAGTCGATCTCCCAGAAACCCAAGTCCGTCCGAGTGCTCGGCTCAATGCCTCCCAGCGTTCGCCCGCCACTGCGGGAGAACGGAACAAGGTTCGCGCTGGCCTGTTGCGGGCGAAGGGCGCAGATGGGCCATTGGATGATTTCAGCCATTTAACGCCACTCCGCTCCGCCCTTGGTTCGCTGATGTTGAGCTACTGCCGCAGGAGCCTGCTGATTAGCCGCAGAAATGATCTTAGGAGACGCGCTAGCCACTTCCTGCTGGCTTACCTTCTTGACGTAAGCCTGCAGCTTGCCTTCGTCGTCGACGGCAACGCCAACAGAAACCTGAACGCCCTGCTGGCCGCCCATCTTCGTGCCGCGTGGCAGGACAACCTCGCCACGCTGGAGGATAGCCGGCACCTCGCCTGGCATCAGGCCGGCGACACCGCCTGTGTGATAGCGCTTGGCACCAGAGAAAGCCGAAGGAGAAACGGCACGGCCGTGGCCGTAACCATCGCTGCCCGCAACGCCCCCCTTATGCAGAATGCCGGGGATGAGAAAACCGCCCAAAAGGCCGCCGCCACCTCCACCCCCGCCAAAAAGACCACCCGAAAACAGGCTCTCGAGCCCGATGTCGATGATCTTGTCGAGCACTTTGTTTAGGGCATTACTAAGCGCCTCTGCCGCGGACGCGCCGCTGCGCAAGTCACTGATAAAGCCGCCGACAACCTCCTGCCCCAAGCCAGAGAACTGCTTTGCGGCGTCGACAGCTTTTTGCTGAGAATCCTTTAGACGCTCGCTGGCCGACGATGCCTTGGCGTAGTTCTCGGCGAGGGCAGAGATTTGCGCCTGAAGTTCCGGAGTTACCTCTAGTCCAGCCTTTTGCGCCTCCGCCAGCAATTGCTGCTCTATTCTCGCCTTCTCAACGGCATAGCCGTAGTCGGTAACAAGAGGGTTGAGGCGAGATTGCGCTTCGAACTCTGCATTAAGTGCCGCGATACGCGCCTGGATCTGCTGAACGTCACCTTGGAACAACTCGGCTGGCGTCTTTTTCCCGCTGCCGCCCAGCCCGGCTTCCTTCATGGAGATGCCTGTGCCGGACAGAAAAGCTTGCGCCTCTTCATTGCGCCGGCGCTTGTTTATGCCGCCGTTGTCGCCCCCTAGTCCAGCAATCGCGTTTGCTACAGCTTCAGCGCCGCCGCCACTTTCGATCGCTGCAACGATACGCTGCGGCAGCTCGCCGTAGTTATAGGCAATCGAAGTAAGCGCGGCTTGCTGCGCTTCGTTCAGGCTGTTCCAAGTGTCAACGCCGACCGCCTGCTGAATTCCCGCTTGGAACTCGACGAGGCGCCGCTCAAGGTCGCGCTGCGCGTCGGCAAGCGAAACGACCGTGTCCTTGGTGACTTTCTCAATGGCGCCGTTGGCGCGCGTGACCGTATCCGAGCCGAAGCCCGCACGGAATGCATTAACGTCCCATTTCGCTTTAGAGATGAAGCCTTCAAAGCCCTTGACCATCTGCGCCGCAGCGCTCTCGCCGGCTATGCGGTATTGCTCTTCACCGGCGCGGAACGTGTTGTTCTGGTCTTCGTTGAGGAACTGTCCGCCGCCAGAGAAGATGGGCGACAATTGGCCTAGAGGCGTCTTATTCACCTGCTCCTGCAGCGAACTGAAATTTTTCGCATACTCAGCAACCTGCTGAATGGCCTGCGTCATCGCCGGAATAAGATCGTTCTTGACCTTAGCGGCGATCGTGCCGACCGCATCGCCTCCAGCCGTGCCCATTCCAAGCGCAGATGACGTTAGCGCTGCAAATGCGGCTTTTGCTTCCTCTGCGCTCAAGCGGATAACGTTGAGGCGCTTGTCGGCTTCCTCTAGGGCATCTTGAAGCGGCAGCGACTCCTGCGCTGACAGGCGCAATTGCTTGGCGAGTTCCCGAATATTGTTCGGGATGCCGGTCATGTCCTCGATCTTTCCCATCTCAATCGAGAACTGTCGAAAGTCGGGAATGTCCTGCTCAAGCAGAGTAAGCGCTTTATTGAAATCCGCGACCGACTTTGTCGCGCCGCCAAACTCATCGACTGAGATTCCGAGGATTTCACCGGCCAAGTCATCGCCGGCCGACTTGATGGCTGCCTGCAGGCTGCCGAATTCGTCGCGCAGCTTCTGGAGTTCGATTTGCTTTACGGCGTCTGAATATTCCTTGACGCCCTTCTCCGCTACGCCCCACGCCTCATCGAACGACTTGATGACGTTGGCATGCTCCTTCAGAAGCTCCTCAGCTTCCGGCACACCAGAGCCCAGCGTCGTGAGGTACTGCACCGCAGCGCCAGTCAAGCCAATCAAGGCAAACGATGCCAGAGAAACTGGATTGACCATGGTCGCGAAGGCGCCCCCGAGCGTCTTCACGGCACCGAGCAGGCCACCGCTACCCTGCAGCACTTGCGATACCTGGCTGCCCTGCTGCACCATGATCGTGAATGGAGACGTGCCAGAGGCAAGTCCCATCGCGATGTCGTTAAGCTGGAATGACAGGTTGGAGACGGCCGCGCTTGACTGGCGCATTGACGAAGTAGCCTTGCGTCCGGCGTTCTCAAAACTCCTGCCGACATTGTCATTGGCTTTTTGGAAGGTACGCTCGACACCGCTTGCCGTGTCTCCCGCCGCCTTCGCAATTCTGGCCATATCTTTGGCAAACCGCGCCTGCGTCGCCTCGATGGAAACTAAAAGGCGAGCGGTATCGTCATTGGCTGCCATTATTCACCTTTATGGACAACAGCGGCACAATCTGCGATAGTGCGCTCAAAAAAGAGGGAACCATGGATACTTGGCTCAAAATGCTGATAGCTTCAGCCTGCGTCGTGATCATCGGCGGGGGAGGCTACTTGGCGTCGCTGGAATATAACGCCAAGTATTCTCGTGATGCTCAGATCAACGCCTTGCTAGAGCAAAACAAGGAAACGCTGCGCCGACTTGGCGAAAATTAGAAACCCTGCACGCCGAGTTCAGCCAACTGGTCGTCGGCCATCGGCGGAGGAGCCTGCTCTTCCGTCTGGTGCGCCTTCTGGTAGCCCTCGTAACAGCAGTCGAATTCCCACAACGTCATGTCGTCGATATCGCTAGGCGTGAAGCCCATAACCGCTCCGGCGCCGTAATATGAGCTCCAGCGCGTCATGCCGTTTGGCAGCGGGTCTAGTTGCTTTCCGCCGCTATCCCCGCCTCTTGCTCCCCCGGCTGGTCAGGAGTCTCCCACATGAAGAACCGGCGCAGGATCTCAGCAGCAGGTATCGCCAGTGAGTAAGGGCTCGCCACGTCAAGCGCCGCTTCCAGAGTCTTCTGCGCGTCGCGCTCCGACATGCCGGCGCCTATGAGGCCCAGCCTAATGGGCTGATAAACGTCGTCGATCTTGAATTGCGACGAAAGCAGCCTCATAAGCACAACTGCGCAGCCGGCGTCGCACTTCTGCTCGATAGCCCGCAATTCGCCGATGCCCAGGCGGAAAGAATGCTCCCCGCCTGGCCAAACAATCTCCTCTGCACCGCGCATGCGTTACGCCTTAGCCGTGCGGGTCGGGATGCCGTCGAATTCTACCGAGATCTCGGCCGTCACCTTGGTGCCGCGCTCTGCCTGGTTGGAAATCGACACGAGATAAGCGTTGCCCGTCTCGTATTCGGTGTCTCCGACGGCGGCATTGACGTGCTGAATCCGAACGCTCTTCGTCGCGCCGGAATACCACCAATCGAGCATCACCTCGTGGCTTTCGGCCGCCCAAACTCCAGAGCCCGAAACGGTGACTTCCTGCGACTGCACGGCTCGCTCAACGGCGGCAGGGAGGGTTTCGTCTGCGCAGTCGGGAACTTCGGACGTCGACATGTTCGACTGACGGTTGACGCCCCTAGACGTCAAGCCGCAAAGCTTGGAATAAACGCCGGAGCCCTCGGTCACTTCGACCTCGAGGACCATTTGCGCGAAATTTGCAGTAGTGGCGCGTGCCATTGATTTCTCCAATAAAAAAGCCGCTCAGTGGCGGCCGTTTGGTAGTGGGCTACGCGCCCGTTTTGGATTTCCGCCTTGGAGGCGGCACCTTGGTCGCTCGTCCTGTGGAGGCGGCGTATTCAACAAAATCTCGAGGCCACGATTGCGGCTCGGACTTCGGTTTGGCGTTGAAGCTGAGTTTGGATTTTGGCCGGCTCCAGTTCACATCGCGGTGAACAATCATCCAGGCCATCACGCTTCCTCGATGCTGGCCGTCACCGTCACGACGCCGTGCGTCGTCAGTCCGTCTGGATCTAGAAACACCCGTCGAAAGTCGACGCGGATTTCTGCCAGCGCGTTTTCGGTAAGCGTCAGGTCTTGCTCGTGCAGCGCCTTGTAAATCAGGTCCACAAGCCTCTTGGCCTCGACCTGGCCAACCGCCTTGGACCATACGTCCAATTGGAACGTATGCTCACCCGCGCTGATACACTCGGCGCTGTCGTCAACGACGTCGGACGGGCCGAACGAAATATAGGCGGTGCGAGTCCCATACGGCGAGGCGGGCACGCGGTCGTAAACTCCGCCAGCGATGGCCATGACCGCCGCGTCGTTGCGCAGCGTGTCGAATAGCAACTTTTGCAGTTCGGCTGACGCGCTCATGTTTCACCCTGCGTGACCGGACCAACGAACTTGATGGCTTTTTTCATCTCGCGCTGGATTCTTGAACGAATGCGCTTGCGCAGTGACCGATACGAAGGGAAGAAGAACGGCTGCGCGCCCATCTTCACGGTGCCAAATTCGATCCAGCGAGCCTTAAAATCAGTTGCGTAAACGGTGATTTTTAGGCCGCGTTCGGTCGGCGCGCTCTCGGCTAAGACAATCGCGCCCTTCGGGGGCTCGCCCCACTTCCACGCGATGCTATTGCGAAGATCGCCGCTGTCTACGGGAACCAACCGCTTCATCATCGCGACAAGTTCGTCGGCGCCCTTTTCCATCGCCTTGCGCGCCGCATTCTCGACGCGCTTCGGCATGGCGGCGACTGCCTTGTTCAGCTCTCGGACGCCCTTAACCAATGGCCACCCCCGACTCGCAAAGAAGATCGATGTAAGCTCGATCGGCGTCGTGCGTGACGTCGTGAATGGCGTATTCAACGCCAGTCCGCTTGTCGGTCACTTTCCAATCGGCCGTGATCTGCCGAGCGGCTGCGCTGCTCCGAAGGCGCACAGCAACCGGATGTTTGTTCGCCAAGCGCGATGCCATGACAGCCTCGCCGCCCTTCAGATGCGTGTAACTCGCGGCCGCCTCGAATTGCAGAATCCAATCTGTTACGGTGTTGCCATACCCATCGTCGAGCTCGCCCCGCTTGAAAAGGGAGACGCGCTCCTGCAGTTTGCCAGCGCCTCCCTTGGCCATGATTAAGCCAGAGCCACGCCGCTATTCTGGATGTCGACATCAAGCACCGACGTGGACGTCGCAAGCCCGAGCAGGGTCGGATATTCGCCAGAGGTGAGATCGGCAACCGGGCAAATACCGCCAGGCGTGTCGCTGAGGTAATAGGCCACGCCGGCAGTAAGCGTCGCGCCGATTGTAAGCGGGCCGTCGGTCTGAACAGCGATAGGCTGATTCAGCGAAGCGCCGTTGAGCGCGATGCCGCGGGGCGAGCGAACGGCTGCTGTCGCGGAGTTGTTGTCGGCAAGTTGCCACTTGCCCGTCGTGGTGCTGTCCAGATAGACAACCTGCCCAGCCGTGATTGTTGCGCCCGCTGTGCCGTGCTCAACGCGTGCGCCGGAGCCTGCGACTACGTTCGCAGCGGTGATCGTAAGGTCTGCCATATGAATCCCTCTGCGGCCTACGCGCCGCGTCTAAAATTTGTCAGGAGGGCGTCAAACGCCGTCCAATCGTCAATTTTCGCGTTCTCGCGAACCTCGTAGGCATCAGCGATAAACAGCAGGATTGCGTGCTTCACGGCCGCAGGAGCCTCTGCGTAACCGACAACCGCAGTCACGGTGATGCGCGAGCCAGGCTGGATCGCTGGCCACTGCTGGCCATATTTCGTGACGATCGCCGCCTCTAGCCCGTCGTTCCGCAGTTCGTAAACGCTGGTCGCCAGCGTCTGCGTAGCGCCGTCGGTGTCGACGTATGAGATGGAAGTGATCGACGAAATTGGCGCTTCTGGTAGCCGTTCGAGATCACAGAAACCGTCGCACTTCATCTCAACGGTTTGTGTCGCGAAGCGCGTATTGCAGTATTTTTCTGCGTGATCGCGCGCCGATTCGATCATCAAGTCGATGTCGGCGTCGTCGTCACTAAAATCTATGCGCAGACGACGCTTTGCGTCTGCGGTCGTGACCGGCTCACTCGTCGCCGGGATCGTTATTTTCGTTGGATACCACATCAGCCTTGCCCTTCTTGCGCCTCTCTGCGGCAGGCTGCGCGACTGCGCGCTCTGTCTTTTCCTCAGCAACCGGAACGGCGTAGCCAGCGTCGATCAGCCGAATCGCTTCGTTCTGCGGAAAGTCACGCTCATCGCCAGGACCAAGCGAATATTCAGTGCCAGCTAGGCTGACCAACATCTTGATTTTCATGACATCTCCCAAGGTAGGAGGCGGGCCGAAGCCCGCCATCCAAAATTAGGCAGCAGCCATTACAAGGTGCTTCACCGCCGCGGTGTCGCCGAGCTCGCCGTCGAAGCGGATGAGGCCGGCAATTCCGAGATCCGGCCAGAAGCGCTCACGCAGAACGCCGATGACCGGCGAGCCAACCTTGCGAACGAAGTACTTCGAGAAATCGCCGAAGATAACCGGCTTAGCCGAAGCAGCGATCGCCGGAACGTCGTCGTTGATCTCGTAGCGATAGCCGAGCAGCGTGCCGGGTTCGCCCGTCTGAACGTTGCCCATCTGCCAGAGGTAGTTGTTCTGACCGTCCTTCAGCTTGCGGATAGCCGCGAGCGTGGTGTCAGCGAACATCCAGCGAGCCTTCGGCGAACGGCGGTAAGCCGCGTTGACCGAGTGCAGCAGGTCAATGAGCTCGTCGGATGCCAGAGCAGCGGCAGCGGCTGCAGTCTTGCCGAGCGAGGAAGCGGTAACGACGCCGTTCGGGTCGCCAGTGCCGTCGCCGACCGTCAGCTGGTTGTTGGCAATGCGGCCGAGACGTTCACCGAGAAGTGCTCCGAGCAGCGACTCCATGTTGAAGATGGAATCCTGAGCCAGCTCCATCGAGAACTTGACGAACTCGGTGTCGTAGACGTAAGCGCCAAGCTGCTTCTGGCCGAAAGTCGCGTCCTTGCCACCATCGTCAGTAAGAGCAGTGCCTTCGGTGTGCGCGACGGCAGTTACGGCCGTGTCATCAACGGTCGGGATGTTGATGATGTTGCCGGAGCTCGTCGAGATGACGGTAGCGATGTCTTCATTGTACATGGGCCCCCAGTCCTTCATCGACTTCACAATGAAGTCGGCGAGCTCAACCGGAACCGTGTATCCGCCGGCAGTATTCGTGCCGGTCGTCTGCATGCGGAATTCCTTGGCAGACTGAACGCCAGCCTTCAGGACGGCGCGTTCTTCAGCTTCGAGCTCGCCGAGGTCTGCGCCGCTGGCGAGGAACTTGTAGAATACCTCACGATATTCCTTCTTCTCGCCGACGTCCTGGCCGCGGGCCTCAGAGTCGGCAACCGGGCGCTTTTCCTTCTGGCGCTCGGCAAAGCGAGCCTCGATGGCAGCCTGACGCTCTTCGCGCTCAATCTGCTTCTCGATCTTGTCGAAGTCGGCCATGATTGCGTCGTGGCGAGCATCGAGTTCGGCGGAGCGGGCTTCGTCGGTGTTGGCGGTGATTTCGTTCAGGGCTTCGCGGGCCTGCGTCATAAGACGGCCGCGCTTCTCCTGCAGGTCGGTAAGGGACATGCTGATCTCCAATCTGTGGTGGTTTTTGGTGAAATGGCAGGACGATCGTCCATGCCCTCCGGCTCTGCCGGGTGACTACGAGGCGTCCTGCCCGTCGCTCAGCGACTGGATGCCCCGAAACTTTTGCTCCATTGCTGCGCGCTTGCTGGCTACACGCCGTGCCGCGGCAACTGCGTTGTCGGCCTTGCGCCTCTCCTCCGCCTTGGCTTCCTCAGCCTCTGCGCGGATGGCCTCTAGCGAGCGCACGCCGACCGTGGTGTCCGCGTAAGCCGGAAACGTAACGATCGAAACCTCACTGATTTCGACCTTCTCCAGCGTGCGCTTGGGCGGGTCGACGGTGTCATCCCAGGACTGCTTTAGCGCCCTGAAGTCGAATGAGCATCCGCTCACGTCGCCGCGCTTAACCAGCGTACCGACATCTCTGCCGAGAGCAGTATCGGGAAGATCGACTTCAAACCGCAGGCCGTGCTCGTCCTCCCAGAGCCGCAACGTGCTGCTCTTGGTGCGCCCAAGAACATTGCCGCTCTGATGATTGAACAGGCAGCGGACGTCACCCTTGATGGTGTCGGCGAAGGCACCAGGAGCTATCTGCTCCGTGAAATATCCGCCAATATCCGTGGGCGAATTGAACACGGCAGCGTAGCCAGTGAGCGTCGTAACGCCGCTCTCGTCGGCGCGCAGCTCAACCTGCTGCGCAATGCGCTTCTCGAATTCACTCATGCGGCTTCCGCCTCGTCTTCTTGATTGTCGTTGGCGGTCAGAGGCTCTTCATCCGCTGATGAAGATCCACCTTGCACCGCATTCGTCGGCTGCGAGCCAAGGGGCACGGTAGCCCCTTGCACAAGCAGATCGTTGCCGTTCGGCATTGCCGGTCGGTTCTCGAGTGCGCGCGCCTCATTCGGCGTCATCTGCGCAGTCTGAATCGCCCTCGCGATGCCTTCAATGCGGCTCTTGAAGTCGCCTCGCATGAGCCCATCCAACGCATGCTCGATGTAGCGGCCGCTATTGCCGCGGCCGAACATCTTTAGATTCATTTCATCCTCAAGCGCCTTGGCCCACTGGCCGATAAGGTGCTTGACGAGGTGCAGGTCTTGCTGCTCTACGTTGCTGAACGTCGCGCGGCTGAGATCCTGCAGGAACACAGGAGGCAACTGCCAAACTCGCGCGATTTCTTCGACTTGGAAGCGGCGAGCCTCGATCATCTGCCCCTTGGCAGGATCCAGCCCTACCGGGTCGAGATCATAGCCAGGCGGTATAGGGAAGATCGGCTCGTTTGCGTTCTTCGCGGCGTCGACGGAGCGCTTAATGTCCGCCTGCGCGCGCTTCATGGCCTCAGCGCCAGTCGGCAGCGGACCTTTAAGCGCAAGCGGTGGAACGCCGCCGCCTGCAAAGAAATTGCTGCCGTAGTCGTTCATTGCCAACGCAAGCTGAATAGCCTTGGCTGCCTTCGTGATCGGCCCGTAGTGCTTCAGGCCGTCGGTCTGCAGCATGAACGGGACGTCAATGACATCGCGAGCCGGGTAGGTCTTGCCGTCAAACTCATAAGTGACGGTGAAGCCGACGCGCTTGATGTTTGTCTTGGATGGATCCATCGGCCACAGCGCGTCAATGCCCTGCGGCGTCCGCTCAATCCAGGCCAGACCGCGCCCGCCGGAAAACACCTGCTGCCAGAAGTACTGCCAGAACTTGAACGACCCCATAATGTCGTTCGGGGCGATGTTGACGACCGTCTCGAGCTTACCGCCGACGCGTTTTGCGCCGCCCTTCGTGTCCCGATAGGCATGACGCGGGAGGGCAGCCAACGTGCGCGACAAGAATGCGACGGCAGCGAAAACCGCCGGCACATTCAGCGCCGTGTCGATCGTCACATTAGGCAGATTGCCAGACTGAACACCGAAGAATGCGAGGAAATTCTCGGCGCTTACCGGAACTGTCTCGGTTTCCGGACTTGCGCGCGATTCCGACGCATTGTTCGCCGTTTGGCGGCTAAATGGCCACTTCATACGGCCTCCTATGCCGCTAGAGAAAATTCCGGGTCGTCCCATGGACTCGCCACAAAGACAGGCTCAGGCGTCCCATCAACCGCAGCGCCAACCGCCATCGCGGCAGCAACCGCAGGGTCGATGCGAACCGTCGACTTCTTCTTGCTGAACCACTGGTTGCCCATAAGTGGGTCGGTTTCGATCGCCACACCCATCAAGGCGCCAAGCAGAACCGGAGATCTGCGCAGCCTGATGCGCTCCTCAAGGATGAGCGTTTCAAGCGCCGAAACGCTGCCAGGCATCCAAAGCCCTAGCGGCTTCGGCAGGCCCGCCGCCTCTGCGGCCGCAACCTTCTCAGCCGATGGCTGCGCGCGTTTCTTGCCGCCCTGCGGGTGGCTTACGGTCGGTATATCCACGCCATAGGCGTCGAGCTCTTCCGCGAACTTGTCGAAGGCGTAGTTATCGTAAGCCAAAACGCCAATACCATGCTCGGTATTGATGCGTGCGAAAAGTGCAGCAACATGGTCGTAGCGAACTCGCTTTCCGTCCGGAGCATGGATGTAGGGCCATGTGGTGCCGGGGTGATGCGTCTCATTCCAGAGGCGATAGGGCACGTGGTCCTGTTTGGACCGCTCATCCATCGTCTCTCTCGGCGTCCAAGCCTCAATCCATAGATCGTAGGTTGGCAGGTCCGCCTCGGTACCGTCCTCGCGCTGCACGCGCTTGGTTCCGGTCTCAACAATGAAGGCCGCAGCCGTCAAATCCTTCGCGCCCGACAAATCGAGGCCAGCCGCAGTTATTGGCCTGCCTTCGTGTTCGGCGTATGGGTCGAAGTCGACCATCACTTTTTCGAGGATGGGCCGAGGAATCCACGCCGTGTCGGCCTCCGTCCAGACGCAGAAGTGCAGCCGCAGAATTCCGTTACGCTTAGACGGGATATCCTTCGCCTGGTTGACGACGCCAGCAAGGTAATCGTGCTTCAGCGTCACACCGAAGAGCGGGTTTGCCTTCTGCCAGCAGGTCGGATCCGTGAACGGATCGTCGTCCTTGTCGAGCGCGCAGACATACGAAAACGTGGTGTCGTCGATAACCTCGCCGACATAAGTGAAATCGTCGTCGGGCGTCTGCGTGCCCGCAGCAACCTTCACCGCGTGCTGGTGCTCGTCCCAGCAAATCGAATTCCGATCGCTGCCCGAGTTCGTAATCATGAACAGCAGCGGCTGGCGACGAAACTTGAAGCCGCGCTCGAGCATTTCGATGACCTTGCCATCGGGATGCTCGTGGATTTCGTCGCAAAGTGCGATGTATGGACGTGGCCCAGAGTGGGCGCCTTCGCGCGAGATCGGCCGAAAGAACGATCGCTTCTTCAGATACGATAGGTTCCAGATAGGGTTGCCGCCCGATGGCGTCAGCTTGGACTTAAGCGCAGGCGACTGCTCGTACATCGCGACAGCGTCGCGAAATAGAACGAAAGCCTGATCCTTGTTGGCCGCCGCAGCATAGATTTCAGCCGCCGCCTCCCCGTCAGCCGTGAGGCAGTAGTGCCCGATGCCGGCCGCCAGAGGCGACTTGCCGTTGCCCTTCCCTTCCTCGATGTAAGCGCGACGGAAGCGGCGCAGGATTGCGCCGTCAGACTCAACGCGCTTCCATCCAAAGATGGAGCCAATCTTGAACTGCTGCGAAATGTGCGGATGGAACGGCCGCCCTTCGAACTGGCCGCCGTTCAGGCGAAGCACAGCAGGAAAGAACCGCAAGACGCGATCAGCAGCCTCCGGATCCCAGTGAATGCCGCGAGCAGGACCGTTCTTGCGATCGTCCCGATGACGTCGGCATGCGTTCCGCACGTGCGGGCCAGCGATGATAGTGCCGCTTAGGACGGCCTCGGCGTATTCATCAACCGGGCCAGTCGGATACGTCGGATTAAAATGCGCCGGAACGCTAGTCGAAGAACTCGTCTGCGGGGTCTTTGCTTTCGCCATCCGGTTTAGCTCCAGCCTTGCTGGCATCAGCCGGCGTCGCGCCCATTTGACCGTAGCACTGGCGCAGAAGGTTCATGGCTTGCACGCCAACGTCTTCACCCTTCATCATCCGGCCGCGGATATTTGCGGCAATCGCCAGATGGCCTCGGTGGCTCGAATTGAGCCAGGGCACCTCAGATGCAATCTCGCGCCATGCCTTCTGCGCGAACTCATTTAGCCAGTCGAACGGCTCCCCGACGCTGTCGGCGACAGTGGGCTCGTTGCGGGCCTCAAACTTTGTTTTCTGCTTGCTGGCGTGGCCGGTGATTTCGGCCTTGGCCTTCGGCGTCCTTGGCCTAGCCATCGCCCTACCCTCAACATTTCAATTGAAAAAATGTGCAAGAATGGCCCCCGCCGGTCCCCCGACCGGGCAAGCGAGCAACCCTTCGGTACCCCCTCCCCTTTGTGGGGCCATCAATCACGCGACCATTGGCATGATGTCGCTCTTACGCTGATTGCACTCGCGACAAGAGCACTGAGTGTTGTCGTATGTATGAGCGCCACCCTTTGACAGGGGCACGACATGGTCCAGTTCGGGCGCAGCATTGTCGTAAGTTCCGCGCAATTCTCTTGGCGTCTCAACGCCGCACAGTTGGCACATCCATCCATCACGGTCGAAGACAGCAATGGGATTGACAGGCTCAACTATCGTTGCCCTCATCCTTGCTTTACGCAAGCCCTTTGATACGCGTCGAGTGGCCCGCTTCATGCAGTTATCTGAGCAGTATTTGCTCTTCTTGTTCCCGTATTCTGGAATGAATGGGTCGCCGCACTCTGCGCATGGCCTTGCCGATCTGTCCCGGTTATCGTTTGCTTCAGCGTACTTGCGAGCCTTTACGCGCGCGTCTTCCGCTCTACACTCATCAGAACACAACCGTGCCAATCTATTCGATGCGGTAAAGCGCACACCGCAACACCCGCACAGCGGTCTGTACACCGAATATGAAACTGGACAAGGCAGCCTTCCCGCATGGATAGCGGCCATACCGGCGCTGCCACTGCATACCTTGGAGCAGTATCGCGGAGGCAGCTTGTCCTTTTGCACCTTCTTGAATACGGCCCCGCAGTGTTCGCAAACACGGTCAGGCGATCGCGCTAGACGCCGTTCGTGTTCAGCCCTCCTGTCGCGTGGCTTCTCGACAGAGCGATCCCGAACATTGTCATTCGCTGCCCTAGGCGGGCATCCAAATAAATCATCCATCATGGACAAGGTCTCGACTCCCTGTTCGACCCCATATTGGTAGTGACGGGAAGCCGAAACTTCCCGCCACCCAAGCTCGCGAGAGGTCGAGAATCGCGAGTTATCTAAATCGGCCACCCATCCGCGCCATACACCACGACCGTCTTGCCATGGTCCTCTAGCTGTCCTCTCGACGAGTGGCAGGGCGTGCACGTGCTGACGAACGGGCCATTCCAGAAGATCTCCTCGTTGCCCTTGTGCGGTACAGCGTGATGCACTTCGGTTGCCTCGGTGACTTCGTCACGCTCAAGACACCATGCGCACAGCGGATGCAGCGATAGCTGGTTATGTCGGATGCGACGCCAGCGGGCGGTTTTATACAACCTTCTCCGCTGGCGTGCATCGTCAGATCTGCGGTCAGGCTGCCTGCTTGATGACGGTTGAGACATGAGATTGCGAAAGCCCAAACCTAAGCGCAATCCTGATCTGCGTTTCACCGATTTTATATGCAAGCCGTATTTGATCGGCCATCTCCGGCGTAACCTTGGAAGCGCGGGTGTTTAACATCTGCTCAGACTGCGTGGCCCATCGGCAATTGCCTGGCTCGTAGTTGCCGTCATTGTTCTTGCGGTCGATGGTTAAGCCGCGCGGCTTCTCGCCCATATCAGCAACAAAGCATTCGTATCCAGACATACCATTTTCGCCATGCATCCACCTGTCGCAAACCTTAATGCCACGACCGCCGTAATCGTCGTAGTACATTTGGCTTGGGTAGATGCACCTTGCGATCATTGCGCGGTAGCATCGGTATGTTGTCGTCCACTTCCACCCGACCGTCTGCCCGTGGGTTATTGAGCGCGGACCAATCGCTTCTTTTGTGTGGCAACCACAACTGCGCTGCCCGCCGTTGAGGCGGGCCGTATGCGCGTGGCCTGTATTTCCACAGTCGCAAACATAATCCCAGTGCGTGTTCTTGCCGTCTTTGTGGGCCGATTTGCCAACGACAAGAAGACGCCCGAATCTTGCGCCCGTTAAATCATTCGCTTTTCCCATGGTCTCGACTCCATGTTTGGGATCGACCTCATGTTGAAAGCGGGTGAGCCGAAGCCCACCCGCCTAAGATCAGCGCGAGAGGTCGAGAATCGCGCCGATGCAAAAAAAACAAGAAGCGGCAGGCTCAACCATTTAAGGGAGCCTGCCGCGGATTACCCAAGCTGCGAGAGGAGGACGCGCTAGGGTAATGAAGGCCAACGCGTGCCGAAGCAGAGGCGCTGGGCTGTGGAGTGACCGCCAAGGGTGCGCATCGTAGAGAGGCGTAGGCGGTTCCATTGAATGCAGGCGGCTCCCATAGCGGTGGGCCTTTGGTTATCCACCGTGCAGCGTCGTAACTGTGCACCGTGTGGACCTGCCAATAGTTACGCCCGGCTCATCTCTGGCCGAGCGTCCGTCGCAAACAATCTGTGCGGCCGGAAAGGTGTGGGGTGACAGCTTTTCTGCGCCACCCCTTCACCTATAAAGGTGACAACTTGTCGGAAAGTGCCACTATGCCGCGCAAGCCTTGATAGCAGCCATCAAATTGTCGTTTGCCGCAATGAGCGCCTTCTTCCCGCGCCGAATGGCAGTTCTTTTCGGTTCTCCACCCCCAAGTTCTTCAAATGACCTGGCGGACTTGCCAGCCTCCAACACGGCCTTGTCCTTCGGCTTAAGCCCATCGACCCACCTGAACCATTCGCTCCGATTCTCGCGCTCGATGACTGTATCTTCCCAAGACTGAGAGCCTGAATCTCCGGTAGCAACCTTAACCAGACCGGGGAAGAGGTGTGCCAGCTTGGTTGGGAGCGCCGGGAAGCCGTCAGGGCATTTAGTGATTGGCACGGTTGTCTTGGCCATGGCGTCAGCCAGCATCTTGCGATCTTCCGCCTTGCTCGTGCTCGCCGTTCTCTCTTGGCGTTTGGTTTTCCTTACCGGCTTCGAGGGCGTCGCTTTAAACAGGCCTGCAGGTCTGTACTCCGTCGCCTTTCCCGCGAAATAATCATTGCTGCACTTGAGATCTTCTGGGTTGTCATCTCCGCCTCGCTGCGCTCGTTCCTTGTCGGTCATTCCTAGCATCGCCCCGACTGGCATGCGGATCTGCGCCGCAACCACCTGACCGTCGATGGAAAGCTTGAAACCTTGCTCCGTTTGCGTACCGTCGCTGAAGCGCAGGCGACCCATGCGAACAATGACCTTGTGTTGCTTGTCGTCGTCGTCGATGTGGGTGCCGTATTCCACATCGCCCTTCCCGACTTGCCGCATGATCTCCTCTGGCGACGGCGAAATATCCCAGAGCCGCTCGGCTTTCATATCCTCCAAATCCTCTGGGTTGTTGTCGTTGGCCGGTATTACCGACCAGTTCGTCTGTATTGGCTCCGGCTCGTGATCTGGTTCAGTGACGTATCGACGAAAAGCAGATAGTTGCTCGGCGAGAGATCCATGGCGGCTCATGCAGGCTCCCCATCGTTTCTAAGCTCCATTCCGCCGCACTTCTTAGAGATTCTGTCCAGTACCTCTTTCACCCGGCTCCTGGCGTCGGATTTTCTTCCGTAGAGCTCAACGTGCCAATTCATCGCCACTACTTCATCCAGTTCTTCATCGATGACGATGTAGTAGGTCTCCATACGCCATGTCTCCTCTTCCTGTGGTGAAAATGTTGCGGCAGGTGACCGCAACACTATAATATACCGTATTTCTACAAATTTGTCAAGCCGCAAGTGCATCGACCTCGGCCAGCCAGCCTCGAACCAAACCTACCGTACGCTCTGCCGCCTCTTCCTCCGTCGCAACCTTGAGCGTGACGACAGGATGGCCAAGCGAGGCAAGGAGCGGGTGGCGGATCTTCTGGCTTGTCGTAAGCGTGCCTTCCGCATTCTTGTACTCGATGAGGCGAAGAACGCCGCCAGGCAGATACACGCGCAAATCTGGATCGCCAGCCGCAATGCCGGTGGCTTGCGCCTTCACTGCCGCTCGCTTGCTGCGATAGTCGCCATTCATGTCGCCAGCGATTGTAAAGCTGTGGCGAGCCGCGTTATCGTTTGCCGCAACCTTCTCAGCGCTGGCCGCATATTCCGGCATGGCCTTCAGGGCGCGGACCCCGGCAGCCTGCAGAATCCATTCCTCGAGCGGCGCCGCCTTCACGGTCACCTTCGTTCCGCCGTCCTTGCTGGTTGTCGTGACGATGCGGACGCGCTTGCCGTTCATGCGGGTGGTTTGTACTTGGCGGGCCATGGTGTCTCCTGTGTGGTGGTTTCAGGTTGTATCGGTTGGTGGCCGATTCAGGTGCCCAGTTGCACAGTTAGACTACTGGGCCAACTGTGCGCCGCACGCTCATCATGCACAGTAACAAGGTGTATTACTGTGCAAATGAGCAGAGCGTGTTTGCCCGGATAAAGGGGCGATTTTTACGCTACTGTGCAGCTATTACCGTGCATTATCTTAGGTTGTATTTTCTGAGCGGCGCAGGTTGTATTTTTACGCCGCAGCCGAGCGAATAAACGTCCCCATTTCCCGCCGCACAGGGTCGTGCTCTTCGACCTTCACAAGCGTGCCCTCCTTCATCAGAGCCTTTACGATCGTGGTTGCGCGGCGCCTGTTGCTCTCATCCTCAAGGTCGAGCGCCAGCGCATACGCCACCGCACCGCCTACCCAGTTCTTCGCGCGCGGCGATTCCTTGTACTGGCCGTTATCAACCAGCGAGCGGATGTGCGCCACTTGCTCTGCGGTGAGTTCGTTGGCTACTTCCTCCGCCGACGGCCACCGCCACTCCGCCACCACAGGCGCGAAGTCCTGCGGCTTGGTGAGCCCGCGCCCATTGCCCAAAGGCACGCTGACGAGATGGCGCCAATCCAGCCGCGAAGACAGAGGCGTGAGGTTGGACTTGCCGTACGTGACAGAGAAGTAGCCGAAACGCTCCTCACGCGACACTCCAGCCTCGCTGGCCTGGTCCTCAGACATTCGGTTGAGCACACGCACCGACCGAGCCGCGCCGATCAGCGATACGGCGCCTCGAGCGTCCTCGACGGTTGCCTCGCGGTCTGCCACCTTGCGCAGGTGGTGCACGATGTCGATGGCGCAGTTGGTATGGTCTGCGATCTGCGCCCATAGCTTCGCCACCTTGTCGATCGCGCCGTTGTCGTTTTCGTTCACGCCGTGCGTTGACACGAACGGGTCGACGATCATGACGTCGATGCCATGCCGCTCGATCTGCTCGACGACCGCCTCAACAATCGGCTGCTGGATGCGAACGCCGGCCTTCTTGTCGTCGACAGCCACGACGAGCTCTTGCTCGCGGCCGCTGTCCAAGAAGATATGGCCTTCGATGTCCTTCGGCGTGAGATTGTAATGGATGCACGCAGCCATGATGCGGCGCTCCATTTCGTCGCGAGGATCCTCTGCGTTGAACACCCAGACCTTGAGCCGTTGCGGCGGCTTGATGCCGAGCAGCGCTTTGCCGGATGACATCGCCAACGATTCGGCAAGACTGAGGCTGGTCTTGCCAAGGCCGCCAGGACTGACCGTTACCGAAACGTATTTACGGATCAGGTGATTGCCGTAAGCGAACTCGCGCCGCGGCAGGGTCTTGGGGTCGATCCACTTGAACGCGGTGGCGGTGATGGCGGTTGTGGGCGGGCCTGGCTGGTTGTCGTTTGCTGGCTCGGCCTCTGTGGCCGAAGTGGGCGGCACGTCCTCACTGATATAGTCCTCTGCATCAAAGCGCGCTGTTGATGCATCTTCCTGTATAGAATTGCGCCCCTTCGCCAGCCCGTTGGCGATCATCCGCGTGATATCCACCAGCCGCGTGTTGTCCTGCGCCGGCATTTGCGGTTCGGGTATCTGTCGCGGGTTTTGCATGCCAGCCTTAAGGCCGTTCTCGATGGTCTTGCAGCACCGCGACCAATCCCTGCCCCAGCCGCGCGCTACGTCTTGCAGCAAGGCACGCGCCTCTGCCTCCGGCAATGCGCCCGCGCCGACGAACGTGCCCAGCGAAAAGGCGGCATCATTTAGGGCGTTGTTGCGATTGCCCATGGGCTCCGATGCGAGCTCGGCCAACTCCCGATCGACAGCCGCGTCGACGTAGGCGTTGTTTGTTACGGCCGTGAGCTGGTGCGACGTGCGGACAGGCGCCGACTTCGGCAGCAGTAGGTCCAGCAGCCATGGCGGCGCATCGGCGATTTCGCGAGTGTCGCCTACCCACTTATAAGAGCGACCGTCGTGCATCGTGCTGCCGGCAGCCAGCACATAGCCGCCCTCGGAGCGAATATCCACGCCAGCGCCAAGAGCGCCGCGGTTGCGAGTACCCACTACGTATTTGAAGTAGATGTGCAGACCGCCGTTCGGACTGGTTACTCGTGCCGTCTCGGGCAACGGGCCATGCTCCGCCTCCATATCGGAAAGCCAGTCGAAACCGTTGGCTCCGCCTGGCTTGTTGTCGATGTCGAGAGCGAAGAAGCCTGTCGATGATCCGGTTGGCAGACCGACGGCTGCGTCTGGCCAGTCCGACCACCATCTTTCGATGATGCGTTGGAATCGGGTCGCGGCCTTGAAGCCATTGCTCGTTAGCGGCGTCTTCTCACCCATGGTGATGATTTCGCCAGTGTGCGCGTCGACGTATTCGCTGGCGGCCGCACGGCAGGGAAATACGGGCCATCCTTGGGCGGTGTAGGAAAGAGCTAGTTCAAGCGGCTGCATTATGTGAAAAACTCCTATTGACAGATAGGGCCAATGGTCCTAATGTGCACTTACCAACGCCACAGAGGAGACGAGCATGAACGCCAACAACCTTTCCGCAGCTTCCGCCGCACTCATCGCCCGCATGCAGGCAATGCCGAAGAAGTTCGAAGTCGTGACGCTGTTCGCTGATGGCACGTCCCGCAGCTACCAGACTGCAACGCGCGGTCAGGCCGACAATTACGCCGTCGGAGAACGCCGCAAGGTCGGGCGCGTGCTGATCAATCGCGACACTGGTGCCGAGGTGCGGGTCGTTGACGTCTACGTGGCTGCGCTGTGACCCCCTCCGAACTAGAGAAGCGCGCCTTCGCGTTGTTTGGCCCGCGCTGGCAAACGGCATTAGCGCGCCACTCAGGAGTGGACGCGCGTACCGTACGTCGGTGGAAGGCTGGTGATCGCGAGATACCGCCATGGGTGAACGCCTTGCTTCACGCATGGGAGACTTTGCTCTTATTCAATGTGCGGATTGGCGACCCTTCCGGATAGCCCTTGTTCGGCCCATGCTTCCGACCCTTGGCCTCGCCAAGCACGTTTCCGCAGATGGAATGCTCTGGGTAGGCGTATTCCGCCTTATACGTCGGACTGCCCCATATGGTATACCGCACAAAGCGGCGAGGCACCCAGCACAGCCAAAACGTGCGACGGTAAACGGTGACTGGGCGCCAAGCAAACCACCAGTGCCAAGGCCTCTCCTTCGGGTAGCGCTCGTCGTAGGTCTTGCGTCGCCTTGCTTGCCACTCCATTACGCGGTCTCCTCGGTGGTGTTGTCGTTTGCGGCTTCCCGCGCAACAGGCATCAGCGCCTGTATGCGCTTGCCGAGCCACGCGAACTTCGGCACGGCCCAGCTATTGCCGAGTGCTTTGTAGCGTGGGCCGTCGGCAGCCATGAGCCACCATTGCCCGTCGATGCATTCCCACATATCTTCCGGACGCGTGCGCGTGACTTTCTTCGCCTTGTATCGTCTGATCGGAATGCGGGTGTAGTTGTCCCAAAAACCCTGCAGGCGCTCGCATTCCATGGGTGTGAGACGGCGGACGGCGGAAGTCAGAACTGCTGGCTGCATGGTCGTCTTCAACGGCGGCAAGAAGCTTTCAACCGGCAAGCTCTGCGAGGCAGACGCATACCAATTAAACGCAATCGCGGGCATCACACCGCCATTCGCATGACTTTCGCTGTGGTTGCCACTACGCAAGGTCGGCGCTAAGTCGACCGACGCATCTGCGCCATAGTCTTTGGCGGAGAACGCGATAACAGGCGTCCCTCGTCCCGTCCCGTCCTCGCTCGCGTCGGCACCTTCTGCTTTGAGAGTGTGCGCTACGTCGCCGTGGACGCCGACCGCCACCATCGTGGTCGACTCATAGTCCTGCGAAGAACCTTCGCGCGTTGCGACGCAACGCGCTATTTCGGGGGCGTAGACAGCCTGCACCTCCGAACGCGCCTCAAGCGTGTAGGCAATGCGCTCCTGCACGCCAACACCATCAGGCCCGCTCGCCGGATTGGTCCGCAAGGCGCCCGCCTGAATCGCGTACTCAACCAACCCGCCATCTAGATCGAAGTCGGTTCCGAGTCCGCCACCGCCCTTAGTGCGTGCGCTAATTGTGGGGGCAACGTCTTTCCCCGCTTCTCGGCTCGGCGGAGAATCCCTGAACACGCCGTCCGGCTCAAAAAGAACCGAGGCGGGATCTGCCCCGTTTCCAAAATCTGCGACAACGATGACACGGCGGCGTCGTTGGGCCACTCCGAAAAATTGCCCATCCTTGACAGCCCACGCGGCCCGTCCTTTAGGTCCAGCGACCATACCGTGACGAGCCCACCCGCGTCTTGACGGCGGGTCGATGGCGGAATCTGCGCCCACAAGTCCTGCGAGGAAGCAGCCGAAGGCGTTGTCTTTGGTGCTGAGGACGCCGACGACGTTTTCCCAGACGACATTCCGAAGTCCATTGTTAGCTGCAAGCTCATGCGCAAGCCTCACGAATTCGAGTGAAAGGTTGCCGCGCTCGTCGGCGAGGGACTGCCGAAGGCCGGCCACGCTGAATGCCTGGCAAGGCGTGCCGCCAGCGAGGATGTCAACGCGCTGGAGCGTGCGCACGTCGATCTTGGTGAAGTCGCCGAGGTTCGGCACGTCGGGGTAATGGTGAGCAAGCACGGCCGACGGGAACTTCTCGATTTCCGAATAGGCCACGGCACGCCAGCCGAGCGGGTGCCAGGCGACCGATGCGGCTTCGATGCCTGAGCATACGGAGAGGAACGTGAGTCCGGTTGCGTGAGCAATCGGCAGGTTGTCGTTTGCGTGGTTCATTGCGCACCCTCCAAATCACCGCGAACGACGATCGACGTCTTTGTGCGATACGCATAGAAAGGCGGCCTCTTGCCGCTAAGGTCGAGGAATGCGACGCCGGCATAGAACCCGTTGCGTTCCGGGTAGTCGGCGCTGAATTTTTGAGCCACTTCGATGGCGTCGTGCCAGTGCTCTGGCGCGGTATTGCTGATTTTCAGATTCATCAAAACGGCGCCTCCCCAGATCTCAACAACTCATGCAACCGATCCACACATCCACGCCATACAGTGCCAACGAAGATTAAAACCTGCTCCTCACTCCACTCGCCAAGGTCAGAGCCGAACTCCTCCACCAGGCCAGCTGCGGCATCCATGCCGCCCTTGCGCGCCTGCATCTCGTAGATGTCCCAGCGCCGCACCGACTTGATTTGCTCGATGAGCAGGATGCACTCGCCGCAGAGGTAGCGCTCGTCACCGGGGGCTTTGCCGAGGCCGATTCCGACAGAGTGGCGACCGCAACAGGCACAGATGGATGGCGTGCCGTCGGGTAGTGATGTTTTGGTGAAGATCATGCGGCACCTGCCAGCGGAGCGGCCGAGAACAAGTCTGCGGGTTGATTGTCGTTCGCCGCAGCAGGAGCGGCGGCTGGTTGCGCTACCGCTGCAACGGGCCGCTGTTCTGGCTCGTCCTGGCTGACCGCACCGATTGCCCACGCAATGCGCGCCGTGGCGATCGGCATGTATTCGTCCTCGCGCTCGCAGCCGATAAACTGGAAACCCTCCAGCACAGCGGCCTTGCCCGTCGAGCCAGAGCCCATGAATGGATCCAGAATGACGCCGCCGGGAGGCGTGATGAGGCGGCAGAGCCACTGCATGAGGCTGGTTGGCTTGACGGTGGGGTGGGTGTTGGCGCGGGGCGTCGGCTCATAGCCCTCATCGCGGCGAGTGATGTGCTGGCCACTGGTGTTCGACACCATGCCGCCAGCTTTCTTCGGCAGGTGGTCTAGCCCAGCATCCCGATCAGCACGGCTGGCCTTGGCGCAATAGAAGAAGCGGGCTGCAGAACCGGAGTCGCCATCAATCGCTGGCATGGGTGCAGCGTCCGCGCCGTGGTATCCCATCAGCCCGTACTCGCCCGCCTTACGGCTGCCGCTCTTGGTGTCAGGAAACGCCGCCAGCACCTCGTCGCTGCCGTCGTGGACGATGTTGGCGGGCCAGCGGCCGACTACCGGGCGCGCCTCGCCGCCCTTGGCGAGGCCGCAGTTCTCATCGTTCCATGTGTTGCCGCCAGCAGCGCCACCGCCCCAGCCGACTACCTCATCACCGACCCGGCACCCATCAACATTGATCGCGCCCACGCCCCACTCTGCGAGATTGGCCGCAACCGTCCCGTCGAGCGGCTTGCGCGCCAGCGCGATAGGCTCCCACGCGGGCTTCAGCGCTGTTCCCCACCCTTCCCAGTCGCCGTGCTGGTTGTGCGACTTCGGAAACCCAGAACCATACACCCAGCCCAACTGGTCGCGGATTTCGAAGCCGGCATCCTCGATCGCCACCGCCATGCGGTGATAGGTCCGCGTGCCGGAGAACGCGACGACATGCCCGCCAGGCTTGAGCACGCGCAGCACTTCGGCCCAGAATTCCTCGTTGAATGCGACTTCGCCGGTATCCCACTGCTTGCCCATGAACCCGGCGGCGCCACGTCCATAAACGTCTTTGGCCGGGGCTGAACCCGGCTTACCGAAACGCTTCTGGATGGAAACGAGCGCGTAGGGTGGATCCGTGACCACCGAGTCGATCGAATTGTCGGCGATGCCGCGCAGAACGTCGCGGCAGTCTGCCTGATGGAGCACGACTCTCCCGTCGTGCATCTGTGTGATGCCATTGTTGCCCATGGGGCTGTTGTCTCCTCTAGGTGTGGTGTCCCGCGCGTTGGTGGCGCGCGGGTGGTGTTGGTGGTTGACTGCGCGCTAGGGCGCGGCAGTGGGGCGGTTAGAGCCAACCTTGCCGACGGGCTGCGGCACGCCGTATTGCGCGCTCCTGCGCGGCAATCTCGGCGTCGTCTTCTCTTCTCTGTTGCGGGCTGCCAATGCGAACTACGGCAGAAGGCTGGTCAGCACACAGGAAGCATACCGTCATGTGCTCTCCGCACCGGGCGCAGACGTGGTCGCAATCGGTGATGCTCATGCGGCGCGCACCGAGATCGTATCGTCGCCCGCCTTCAACTGCGCCCCAGGCACCTTCTTGCCGGCGTCCAGCAGCGCTTTTATCGCCGTTTTGTCAGGCGTGGTGACGATCTTCAGTACCTTCTTAGGCAATCGCGCCTCGTCGACGATCTCGACCGACTGCCGGCCCTTCGTCACACTGACCGTAGCCTCGGTGAGCGGCACTTTCTGCAGATCGGCGCTTTTTAGTAGGCGTAACATTAGCGACCGCATCGCGTCCTTTTTCCGCTCCGCGCGTTGCCGGCGGGCAGTCAGTTCGTCAATGCGCGTCTTCACGGCGGCAGCCATGCTTACCGCTTCTCGCTCCATAGACAGAAGCCTCTCAAGCACGGCATGCAAATTTGTTTCGCCCTCCAGCATGTCGGCGCGGAGTTCGGAGTCCTCTTGAAGGTCGGGATAGGCAGCAAAAAGCGCGTCAATCTCGGCCGCCAGGTTGGCGACGTCGGCGGCTAGGAATTGCGCTTGGCGGTTATCGTTGGCTGGGCGGGTCATGCTGCCACCACTCGGTATTCCAGCACGGCTTCCCAATCTACTTTGTTGGCTGGGCTAGCGCCCCACTCCTCCGCCTCTTCTCGCCAATCGCCAGCGCAGCGGGTAATGACCATCTCGTCTAGTTCTACTGGTCTGCGCTTCGACAAGTCGTGCTGCAGCCACTCACCGCCGCTTGTTGCTTCCGCAACAATGCGCGGTTGGTTCTGCGCCTCGTCGGCGTCCGGTCTTCTTCTTTCCTCGGCAATCATATCTGTCTCCTCTTGTGGTGCTCGCGGGCGGTACTCCGCGGTTTGGTCCAGTCTTAATTCATTTCTACAAATTTGTCAACCTTTCAGCGCCCACGCGCCGGCCGTCTTATGCGCTTGGCTTTCGTCACTCGCCATCTTCTGCTTTGTTCGCCGTGTAGAATCATGCCGCACCTCCGTTGTTGCGATGCGGCAGAAATAGTTCGGCTCTACAAATTTGTCAACGCACCTAATCGTGCTAGGTGTGCATTTCGTATTATCCTAAAATGGTACATCGGCCTCTAGCTCCCACGCCCAGCTTGGGCGATTGTCGTTTGCGGGTGGTTCGTGGTTGTCGTTTGCGGGAGCTTTCGCCTCTCCGGCCTTGTAGTCCTTTACATTCCAGTACTTTTTATTCGGAATCACCGAAATCTCGGCTGTTTCATTCAACTCCCCCTGGCGCTCTAAAAACTCGAGAGGTGTCTTGGGCATTGGCCGGGAGCCCCCGTGAGCGAGCCACCATCGGTCAGTTTTTGTCTTAAAGAAACCAGTGTGCGCCGGCCCGAGCCAATCGTTGATGGCGGTATAGCCAGCGAAATACGTGACCTTCACCGAATCGACCTTTCCGGCCTTGCCGGGATGGAATGCGAATTTTCGCGATGTCACCCGTCGCCAATCAGGCTCCTGTGTGGAGATGATTGGAGCATCGGTCGGCCGCGTTTGCAGCTTCGGAGTGTCGTCAAACTCAAACTCATTGCCACAGCACCAGCAGACGCGAAGCGAGGCGTGCAAAATCTCCTCGCATTGCGGGCATACCTTGATCGGCGCAGTGCCCTCGCCCTTCGCCGGCTTCTTCGGAGTAATCATGTCGACTGGGCCGTGCTCGGCGATATTGCCGGCAAAGTCCATGTATCGGCAGTTCGGCTTCACATGTCCCGCGATAGCCGCTCGCCGCTCTTCTGCACTCGCTGACTCGGCGTCGAACCCGCGAGGGTAGACCACCCTAGTACCGCGCCCGACGCGTTGGACATAACGGCTTGCCGACTTTGTTCTGGCCGCGTCAACTATGAGATCAATGCCAGGCACATTGGTGCCAGTGGACATTACATTGTCATTGCTGATGGCCCATATCTCGCCGCGCTTCAGCGCCTCGATCATGTTTCGCCGCTCGGTCTTTGGCGTGTTTCCAGACAGCACCTCGCAAGTCTTGCCCATGTCGCGCACGATGTCGCGCATGTGCGTCGCGTGCTCGATGCCGGCGCAGAAGAACAGCGCGGTCTTTCGATGGCCCTCCGTGTCCATCACCTCTTCCATGATCTGCCGGTTGAGCCAATCCTTGTCGACAGCCTTTTGCAGCGCTCCCTTGGCGAGATCGTTGCCGCGCATCGGAACGGCCGACGTGTCCTGCTTTGTCTGCGTCGGCTTGGACGTAATGGGGGTCAGGTAGCCATCGTCAATGCCGCGGCGAATATCGTAGCTGTAGACGACCTTACTAAATAGGCGGTCATCGCCTTCATCCAATCGCCCGCTATCCAGGCGGAAAAGTGTGGCAGACAGGCCAACGATCTTCATATCTGGGTTAATGGCCAGCAAGGCATCAATGAAGATGCGATACATCGTGTTGGCGTCGTTCGGAACGAGGTGCACTTCGTCGATCGCCAATACGTCAACCCAGCCGATCTCGGCCGCCTTGCTGTAGACGGTCTGCAACTGAGCAAACAGTATCTGCGCTCGCGCACTCCTCCGACCAAGGGCGGATGCGTACAAATCTGCTGGGGCAAACGGGAAAATACCTAGCAGTTCCTTGAAGTTGGCCTCGACAAGCTCAACCACATGCGTAACGCAAACGAGCCGCATGTCGGGCCAGCCTGTTACAAGCTCCTGAAAGAGCGTGGCAAGAGTCATGCTCTTGCCCGTCCCTGTTGCCATGTCGATGAGGGGGTGGCCGGCCTCCTCTTGCCAATAGTCGAATACCGAGTCGACGGCCTCGCGTTGGTAGTATCGGAGGGCCATTATGCGGCAACCTTTTCACTGGTCGCTTCCGCTATCATTCGTGCGGTTACTGGATCATTTTCAGGATGCAGATTCCGCCGACGATCTCCGCGAACAATGCGGTTCGCCTGCTTGGTATCCATCCCTAGAGCTTTGCCGATTTCTTCGTAGGTTTGACCTAACGCGCGAAGGACGTGCGCTTGCCTAACCTGGGAATCGGAAATAGAGACGCGACAATCGGCAGTGGAACGATTGCTTGCAACATCTGAAACCATGGAGGCGGTCACGCTGTCATTGTCGGGGTGAATATGCGCCCACCTGTCGCCAGACGCGATCCGGCTGACCTGCTGGCGCAGGATATCGAGGGACGACGCAATCTCCTCCTGCGTCATTCCCTTTGCCCGCAGGACATGGATCATGCGCGCCGTTTCTATTGTGATTTTGGAGTTGCTGACGTCCTGCCCCATCAGGCGTGTGCCGTGGATGATTTTGTCCGCCTCGTTCTCGATTTGAGTGGCCCACCGCAAGCAGTCAGGGCTGATGCAGCCAAACTTTCCATTGCCGCAATTATGGGCTGCCTGATGGCTAGGCGTCGGCGGTTCACCCTTAACGGCCTTGCAAACCACGCGATGTGCATTGTCGGGCTTGCCGCCAACATTGATTTTTGCGTAGCCCTTTTGGTCTCGTGAGAACGGCCAGAAGACGCAGCCTTTAATTTCATCCTTGCGCGCAATTACGTCATCCAACCAGGCCCTTGCCTCGCCGGGCTTTGCACGCCGCTTTTTGTTATCGTTCGCGTGGCTCATGCCGCGGCCCTCGCCGCCAATCGCTCGCGCTCGCGCTGGCAAAGTTGGTGAATGCGATTCCTACTAACCCCGTAGTCGACAGCTATCTCGCCCAGTTCTTCGCCCATGGCGTAACGCATGAGCACGTCGCTATCGCGCGTGCCGGAAAGACGTCGTAACGTTTCCGACAACTCTGCATAGTCATGCTGGGTCGGCGGCGTGGCGGGGCTCACGTCCTTGATCGGCACCAACTTAGCTGTTCGCTTGATACGGCCAGCCTTCTCTCGTTGTCTGGCCATGACGTGGCTAGCTACAAGCCTGATCCAGATTCCGAATTCGTGCTTTTCATCGTAGTAGTGCCACCGCTGCAAGGCTGAGACATAAATATCCTGCACTAGCTCTTCGGCCATGACACCATAGCGGCGCTTGTAGGCTATGCTGCGAATGAGATGCGTGTGCTCGACTAGCTTTTGGTCATACCACGCTGGCCTTGCTTGTTCGGTGGCGGGTGCTATTGCGGGTTGCATATCGTCTCCTCTTTGTGGTGTTCGGCTGGTGAGGCCGTAGTGGTCACGCCGCTTGCGCGGCAATGGGCGGGTCGTTGTCGTTCGCGGCGCCGTCTACGTAGATTTGACCGCTGCGCAGCCTGTACGTCACTGTTTCGGCGGCCTCGTCGCAATCTAGTTGTTCGCCTGGAATCAGCGCCGGCAAAAACAAATGGGCAGGGCATCCCGCCTTCTGCTCGTCGAGCGACAAGGGCTTGTTGAAGCGTGAACAGGACCATGTGCCGCCCTGCTCCGGAGACGCATAAAGGCATGTCCTGCAATTTGAGCGCGGCCATGCGTCCTCGTGGCAGATGCCGCGGTGCTTGCACCATCCGCAGGCGAAGGCCATCTTGGCAGTCGGATCTTCGTGCAGTTTTGCCGGCGGCTCGTGCGCGTTGATAATGCGCTCCGCCTTTGCAAGCAGCCGCAGGCAGTATTCCAGATCGTAATGGATCCGCTCTGCATAGAGCTCGTCGTTGTCTTTGCATACTGCGAGATAGACCGCCCTGTCGCGCCCTCGCGCATGCATGTAAACCTGCATCTGCCCGAAATGCAGCGGATTGCTGACGCGAACGCCATCCTTCTTCAGGGCCGTGAAGCTCTTCAGATTGTGACTTTTTATTTCGCCCACATGCCAAGTCTTCGGCGCCTCCGGCAAGCCAAGGATCTCGGAATCGAGAAAGCCGCCGACGTGGCCGCCAGCCAGATCGACGCGGATTTGACGGCCGTCTGGCGCGCGATCGACAACCTCGCATCCGATCATGCGCAGGTTTTCAATCCAGCGGTCTTCCTCGATGTTGCCGGTTTCGAAGATGCGCAGCGTGCGGCCAGGTATGTGCTCGTGCGGCGTCGTCCAGCGGAAGTCGTAGAAAAGCTTCCTGCTGCACTCTTCGGCAAGCTGCGAGGCGGGAATCGTTTTTCCGTCTCGCTGTTCGTTGCGCTCCTCGTACGCCTTGTAAATCGCGGAAACGGTGGATGCTTGGGGGCGCGGCAGAGGTGCCATCAAAACATCTCCTTCGTAAACAGGCACCGCGACGGCCGTTCCGGATCCTGCCGAAACGCCTTGCACCACGGCATGCCGTCGCGGATGATCCATTCCAGCGCAAGGACGTGCCCCATGAACGTGGCGTCAACGATATCGCAGCCGCTCACGACCTCGTTTCCGAATTCGTCTTCCCAAACGTTCGGTGTCGACTCCAAGCAATGCGCGCACCACTTGCGCTCAAAATCGGCGCCATCAGTTCCGTTAGCGGGCCGCCACAGCCCGCCTTCCTGCCCCGCTACGCTGGTCATACGCGCATCGGCATCAAGAGCAGCAACAGCCCCTCGGCGCCGCCAGTGATGAGCGCTGGCGCACCTTCGGCGAGTTGCATATTGACTTGACCGACCGGCAGAACGCCGAACACGTCGCGCAAATACTGGCTGTTGAAGCCCATGTCGAAGGGCTCGCCGGTATAGTCGGCCGCCACCTCGTCCTGCGCATCGCCGACATCGGAGCGCGCAGAAAGCCCGATCGATCCTGGCGCGATTGCCAGTTTCACCGCGCGGCTCTTTTCCGACGAGACGGTAACGACGCGTTCGGCTGCACCCATCATGGCATCACGATCGACGGCAACGGATTTGTCGTTCTGTGTGGGTATGACGCGGTTATAATCGGGGAATGTGCCATCGATCAGCTTGCTCGTGAGCACGAAGTCACCGGCCACGATGCGGATCTTGGTATCGGAGACCGAGACGCGAACCTCGCCCTTCGGCAGCAAACTTACCGTCTTCCGCGGCACGATGATGCCGGCAAAGGTTGGCAAGGCTGGACCGAAGTTGCGCGCCAGCCGATGCCCGTCGGTTGCTACCGCAACAGACGAATCCCCTTCCGTCGATTGGAAGTAGACTCCGTTCAGGTAAAATCGGGTCTCCTCGTTGCTGATGGCGAACGAAACCGGAGCGAACATCGCTGCGATGTCCAGATCGAATTCCGCCGTGAACGTGCCGCCGCCGAGGTCGGGGAAGTCTGCGGCGGGGAGCGTTGCCAGCGAGAAACGGCTACGGCCTGATTTCACAATCAGCTTTTCAGCCTCAAGGCTGAGCGAAATGTCGCCGCTTATTCTTTTAACTATGTCCCCGAAGAGTTTGGCGTCGACGCAGACGGCGCCGTCCTTCTCGATGTCAGCAGTTGCCGATGCAGTCGCGACGATGTCGAGGTCGGTTCCAGTTACGGCAAGCCCCCCGCCAGCCGCAGCCAGCATGACGTGACCGAGAATCGGAATGGTGTTGCGGCTCTCGACGACACGGCCGACGTTGGCCATAACGCGCGCGAGTTCCTGTTTGCCTATGAGTAGGCGCATGGTGGTCTCCTCTTGTGGTGGCGCCGCACGGTGGTGGCCGTGCAGCGGTGTGGTGGTTAGGCGTCCTGTTTGGCCTCAATGGTTTCGCCGTTGCGCATTGTGCCGAACGACCATGTCTTGCCGGGATGGGCGGCAAGCCAGTCCTCGACTGCCTTCTCAATGGCGTTGCCGAGCGAACGGTGCGGATTGGCGTAATCGGCCCAAGGGTCTGCTTCGCCGTATTCATTGAAACATTCGCCGTTATTTTCGATCATATCTTCCATGATGCGCTCGGCGTATCGCTCTCCGTCAAAGTTGGCACGCATCACGGATTTGTCTGCCTCTACGATGTAGAAATCCTCGCCGTCGAAGTCTGTTTCGCCGACCTGAATTGCCTCCTCGCGGCTGTCGTATGGGCCTTGGAAGATTTCCGCGTCTTCCGAATCTGCGGCCCACCATTTGAAGTTCTTGTCGCCCATGGTCAGTTCACCAACTCTTCCGCATCGCCGCGGAAATCGATGTCAGGAATGATCGTCTGCGGCTTGAAGGTCACGCGGTAGTGGTAGGCGCTGACTGCAGCCGGCTCCAACTGCTCCGCGAAGAAGGTCACATTGTCGGACAGGCCGAGAAAGTGCTTCTTGTATGCGCGCGGCCCGGTCTTGCAGGTGATCGTCACCTCGCGCGCCGCGTCAGCATTGCCGAGAGAGCAAAGCCCCTCGACCGTCAGGATGTAGTCGCCAGTGATGCCGTTATAGAAAACGACGCGGCGGTTGACTTCGAAGTTGTCGGCCGCCTTTGAAATGTTCTGCGACGCGACGTCAGCGTCGGTGCAGCCTGCCAGGAACGCCGTCGCGGCCAACGCAACGGCAAGAAAAATGCGCTTCATTTTGTCTCCTCTTGTGTGGTGGATGGCGGGCCGCTGGTGACGACCCGCCGCATAGGCGTTGTTACTTCTTGCTACCCCACGGCCTGTTGCCCGTAGCCGCAGGACGTGCCGCCTGCTGCTGCGCGGCGGGAGCGCGGTTGTCGTTTGCTGGTGCGCGTGCTTCAGGTGCAGGACCAGTCACGCCGATGGCGGGGGTGTCACCCTGATCAGGGAACCAGTAGCGCTTGATCTCATTGCGAGCAGCGTACTTCGGAGAGCCGTCGGCGTTCTTCTCCTTGCTGTCCTTGCCCATGCCGATTGTCGCCGTGAAAGACTTGAACAGCAGATTGTCCGTATCGTCCCCCGGAACCTCGGTGAGCTCAAGAGCGCGAAGAAGGCACTGGAACTGCCTGTTACCGATGTCCTGCGCTTGGGAATTCGGATGCTGAATGTTGTAGTTGACGAACATCTTGCGACCAGCAAACTCGGCCGGCTCGACGACCTGTGCTGTCATCTTCACCGTAATGACGTGCTGCGGCGTGTCCTTGTCCTTCTCGATGACGTCGCCGGCCTCCATCTCAAGCGAGTAAACGCCATTCGGCAGGTTCGGAAAATCACCGGAACGCTGCTCGGTGCCCTCTTCGGTCGCTTCGATTCTTACGCCAATCTTGGCCATTTAAGTCTCCTTCTGTGGTGGTGGTTGGTGGGTGGTTAGGTTTTGCTGACGGTGGTTCGCAGGAAGCTGCCCAAGAACCCCATGGCGGCGCCGATTTGCCAAACGGCTAGTCCAGCGGTGTCGACGCCGAACCGCGAGAGAAAAGACAGGATTGTCTCGCTAAAGACGAGGCCGACGACCCATCCAGTAAATGAGCCGATCAACACGCCGGCCAGCGGCGCAATGAACGCGATGGCGATAACCGCAAGGAAAGAAGCAACGATCTTTTCCATTACGCCGCCACCTTCGCTGCAGCGTTGCCGTTGGCAACCGGCCAGTATTTCGCCAGTTCGGTGAAGCCCTGCCCTTTGCGGTAAGAGATCGTGTCTGGCATCGAGTAGCGATTCTTGGCGTTGAAGCCGGCGCCCTCGTTCAGGTGCACCTGGCGCTCCTTGCCGCCCTCCGCGTGGGCAACCTTCGTCTGGCGTGCGACTTCCTTCTCCTTGATGGAGATGCGGTAGTTCATGAACGCGACGACGTCGGCCTTTTCGCGCACTAGGGCGTTGCTGCGCTTGTGCAGCTTGATCGTGTAGCGGTTGTACGGGTCAGTCGTAGGGCTGTCGAAGCGCACGATCTCCGGATGGGCAAGCTGCACGACGTACATGCCGGCCTGTGCGAGGGCGGATACGGCGGAGAGGTATTCGTTCCACTCCGTGTCGGCCTCGACGTAGCCCTTGCCGAAGCCAGCTTCCTCGATGCTGTTAAGGCCAAGCCGCGCACATGTTGCCCGCCATACCAGCGGCTCGAGGCCATCAAGCGAATCGATGATGACCGTGCGCCGGTCGTGATCTTCGGTGAGCAATTCGCCGAAGACGTTGAGCAGGTCGTCGAAGGTTTCGATAGTGCCTGGCGTCGCCAGTTCGACATCAGACGGCGGCCGCTCGCCTTCCGTGGCGAGATAGATCGGGTCGGGGAATTCAGCGGCGAGGCTGGTCTTGCCGATACCGTCGACGCCGTACAGCAGAACGACGGGCGGGTCGTTTCTTTTGGTGCTCTTGAGCGAGCTAAGTGAAATTGCCATTTCGTCTCCTCAGTGGTGGGTGGTTAGGTGAAAAGCCCGACAATGCCGACAACGACAGCGAGGGCAGCGCAGATGTAGACGACGCGGTCGTGCGGCCATTGTGGGCCGTCCGCATCCGGCAGCAGATGCGGTGCCAAGAGGCGGCCGCTACTCATGTCGACGAGCCATCAGGTCGCAGAACACCGCCCAGCCGACGGCCAGCCCGATCATGACGAGCACGGCGAAGGGAGCAAAGAACGCCACAAGGCCGGCTACGCCACCGCAAATGGCGGCACGCAACGAGCGGCGGATCGCGCGCCGTGGCTTGTGGACTGGTGCGGTGGGCACGTAGTCGAGGGGTGGCGCGGTGAGTGGGGGATCGCGTCTGGAGGCGGTCATCAGAAAATCCCAACCCAGATACCGAAGCCGTGAACGACGCCAACCGGCGCAACGACACAGCCGAAGGCGAGCAGAATCCAAGCGCTCGCTTTGATGCAGACGATGACGTGAGTAACCCACGCGGCCAGCGAACCGGCAACGATGGTTGCCCACACGATGATGCCGAACAAGGCGGCAATTGCTCCTGCAATATTCATATCTGTCTCCTCTGCCTCCTGCCGGTGAGCAGGAGGCGCTGTGGTGGCGGTTGGTGGGGTTTAGGCGGCGATATCCGAGACCTTGAGCGTGATCGGCGCGGTCTGTCCCGTATCAACCCACGCGTAGTTGCCGAAACGGGCTAGTTCGAAGCCGTATCCGCCTTTAGTTTTCACTAGTTTTCGCGGCTGTCCGTCGTCCTCAAACAGCGGGATGGTGAAGCCGGCGGTGCTGGCCTTGGGGGCGTTATCGTTGCTCGCGGCAACAACCGGCCCGTATTCCTCGGCGATGGTGTCGACCTGTGCGCCGACGGTTGCCTTGGCGGCGGGCTCGTCGACCCATTCGGCGATGAGGTCGTGACGCGTGGAGCCGAAAGCCACGTTATACTTGCCGTCGTCGGTGTAGACGTAATGCCCATCGTCATCGTCAACGGGCACGCGCCACGGATAGGTATCGTAGTCATCAGGGTCGCGCGCTTCGGCTGGACCCGCCTTCCGCCCGTCGCGCGTGCGGTAGAACTTGCCGGCTTCGATATTCAGCGCTGCGGGTTGCGCCTCTGCTGCAACGGGCAGCGGTTCGATGTGCCTCATATCGACGTGCGCAGGGTGGTCCTCGCCGTCGATCTTGACCTCGAACTGATAGCCTGGATACGAAGATGGGCCGGAGACGGCGCCTTCCTTGTGTCCAGTATGCGGGCCGAACCACCAAAAGGCGTCACACTTGTCGGTAAACCGCACCCGATCGCCGACCTTCGGCTGCCATGCTGCGGGTTGCTCCGCAACTGGCAGCAGTTCGAGTTCGTCGTATGAGGAATACCATCGGTTTTCTCGGTTGTCGTGTATCTGCGCATCGTGGCCGCCGGTCCATCCGTCGTTGAATTCGACGAGGACGGAGCCATTGTCGTCAGAAATGACAACGGCCTCATGCTCGCCGTCTTCGTAGCCGCGATTTTTCGCCAGAACCCGATCCCCAACCTTAAACTTACCCATTAGTGGAGCCCTCCTGCCTTCTTCGGAAACGGAATGACGTTGTTTTCGCCGCCATCACCAGCGGCGGCAGTGCCGTCGTCCTCAAAATCAGGATCCGGCTCGAGCTCGACACTCTCAAACCAAATGGCAGAGACGGTCGCTCCAAGTCGTACCAGATACTCCTGATGCCAGTTGCGCTCGCCGATCACCTGGCCAAGCAGCATGTGGTTCTGGACCAGCCTTACCCTGTCGCCGTAGCCGAAATAGTGGCGGTCGCAATCCTCGCAGTAATCGCTCATGCCGCCACCTTCACGCCAACGCGAGGCAGCGAAACCGGCACCATGCCGCTCGTCGTCGAGCAGCCGCCGTTGTGCGCGACCATCTTGACGATCTTGTTGTCGTTGGCTGCAGGAGGCGGGCCGCTGCGCAGCTTGCGAACGCCGCCGAGGCGATAAAAGACCGCCGTGCCAGTAAGCCCGAATCTCATGCCGATTTGTCTGAGGGATACGCCCTCTGTCTGCAGGGCGCGCATTTGTTCCGTATCGTCCATATTGTCTCCTCTTGTCGTGGTGGTGTAGATGCGGGCTTCCCCGCCCTGTCAGCCGCGATGGTTGACGCGGTTTGACAAATTTGTAATAGTTGCTGGTTGTAGTGTTAACATACCGGTTGGAGCAATAGCCGTGTCACGCCTTTCCCAGATGTTGCTGAATGAGCAAGGTCGGCGCAGCCAGACCGACCGAGAAGCTGCCGCCGAAATTGGCGTGCGCCAGCAGACCTACAGCACGTGGAAGCACGGCTCGATTCCGCGCCCCAACCTGTACGGCCCGCTGGCAAAATTCCTCAACATATCGATCGACATGCTCGAGGAGCTTTGCGAGGAGGCCCGCGAAAGCACCGGCAACACGAAGTTGCCACGGCTGGACAGGGCGCGCGAATACGGGCGCGTGTCCGACCGCAAGGAGGGCAAATTCAAGTTCGATCCTGTCAACGCCGGCCGAAAGCGCATCCCCGAGGGGCGCTACAGCGTGACAATCGGCACGAACGTCATGGAGCCTGCGCTGCTCTACGGCACGAAAGCGTGGCTGGATCCAGCCGTCTGGCCGCGAATCGGCAACGAAGTGATTGTGCACGGCAAGGGCGGTGTTGCGTGGCTGGGGCGGCTCGAGGCGCTTGAAAGTGGACGCGCCGAGATTAGCCAGTACGGCGGCGGGCGGCTCGTCGTCGACGATGTTCAGGCGGTGCATGCAGTCGTCCTTTCCGAGCGTGTTGCGACCGTGGGCCAATAGCGTGCGGTGCACATTATAGCTTGACAAATTTGCGAAACCGGTGGTAACAGTAACGCGTCGCTGTGGTGGCGATATCGAAAGCTCGCGGCCGTCAGGCGTCAGTCAGTCTCCTCCGCGAACTAGTAGGAACTAATGGGGCTCTTGTTTACGGGTGGTGCCGGCCGAAAGGTTCAAGAGCCCCGTAGTTGTGTTTGGCCGACACGCAAAAAACGCCACCCGCGAGCGAGGCGGGCAGCGTTCGGTAACTACGGTGGTTGGCCTTTCTGTGCATCTCTTCTCTCTTTCGTGTTTTCGTTATGCCGCATGTCACTTCTCCTTCATTTTGCCGTTCTTAGAGTTCTTTCGCCCTGTTGGCTTTTTTGTTGGAACCATTGGCTGGTTCGCTGGTTACAATCAACAACTACAATTGTTAGCCCAAAAGGTCAAGTACCATTGTTTGCCTTTTTGGCTACAATGGTTTAATCGCTTGTTCGGCAAGGAGATTTATCAATGAGCCGCTTAACGGACACGCTTACACAGAAGCTGGCGGAGGCTGGAATCGCGCAGGCAGAGCTAGCTCGCCGAGTCGGACTGACGCAACAGGCGATCAACAATTTGTTTGCTGGCCGCGTGGCTTCATCCACGGCCTGGCGCGAGATCGCGCGCGAACTGAAGATCGACGAGGCGGAGATGCGGGAACTGATGAAGGAGGCTGGCCGCGACCCTGAGCGGAATACGAAGCTGCCGCCCTCCATCAGCGAGACGATCTCGCGGTACAGGGAAATGGCGCGCTACCCCACCGAGCCAAATGCTACGATCGGCGAGCAAGCGAATATGGAGCCGCGCAAGAAGAAACTGCTGCCAGTGTTAGGAGAAGCCGTGGGCGGAGAAGACGGAGAGTACATTTTCAACGGGTCGGTTTTGGATTACGTCGACTGCCCGCCATCACTCGAGAACGTGCCTAACGCATACGCTGTCTATATCGACGGCGAATCGATGGTGCCGCGCTTCCGCCCAGGTGAGACCGTCTGGGTTCATCCCACCAAGCCCGCTCGTCGAGGTGACGACGTCGTCGTGCAGGTTCATCGCGACCGCGAGGACGAAGGTGCGCCGCCGAGGGGATTCGTGAAGGAATTCGTAGGCTGGACCGCCAATAAACTGGTCCTCCAGCAGTACAATCCCAACAAGAAGATTGATTTCACGCGTGAACAGGTTGTGAGCGTTCACCCAATTGTACTAGCCGGCAAATACTGGTAGCGGCACCTACAATTGATTGTTGACTACAATCGATTGTAGGCTTATAAGTCTCCTCAGCGCTGCCCGATACGGGCTCACCAAGGCGCACCACCACCGGCCCAGCGCGGCCATGAGGAGACGACCATGTACAGACCTTCTGCGGATGATTTTGACGATTTCCACGTAGCGGCATGCAGCGCCGAGCCGATGCGCCGCGCCGACCATAAGGCCAAGAAGCACGGACGCCCCCGCGCATACCGGCGCGACCGTCTTGACCACCACGCGCACCGCGCTCGGATCGACGAGCACAACGCTTGGGCTGCGTTGATGGCCGATGGTGGTCGCCATGCAGAGTGAGAAACACCGCGCGGCGATAGACGCGATGAATGCAGCGGCGGAGCGCGTGACGATCGAGCTTCCCGAAGACGTGATCGACAGCCTCCTCTCTATGGGCCGGGTCGAATGGGGAACATCGCTCCACCAGACCGACGAGAAGCACGTCGAGGACATGCGCGACACGCTCCGCATCACCCGCGAATACTTCAACACCGAAGCCGAAGAGACGGCAATCCACGGCGTTTATCTCGAAGGAACGAACACGGTTCTGGCGCACACCGGGAACAGCCCGAACTCGCCGCAGCACGCTCGCATACTCGTCGGCGCGTGGAACCAGTTGGTTGATGTGGCCGCCGCCGCCCGCTTCCCCGACTCTCGACGTGAGGAAGAATTGATCGAGGCGGCGGCGAAAGCTGGATGGGAAGCCGTTGAGGTGACGCCGTGGGACGACGCCAACGAAATGTCCAAAGACATGGCCCGCCGTTTCGCCCGCGCCGCCCGTTCCAGAGCGGCCGAGAAGTGGAACCGCCGACCCGCTATCGGTGAAGGGAGCCGCGTGGAGCTGGAGGAAGCCGAAGCCGCAATAGCCGAGTTGATCGGAGGGGCATGGAAATGAACCGCTGCGAGCACGACGGTGGGTTCGACCGCGAGATTGGCCCCATTGGTTGCTCACTCGGAGACAAGTGCGTCTGCATCGGCGTCTTCCCTCTCGTCGCAGCCGCCCGCGCCGCCCTTTCCGCGAAGGAGGGGCAGTGATGGCGGAGCTAGTCATCACCATCATAACCGTCGTCGGCATCGCCACGTTGTTCGCCATGCTGCAGCACCTGCGCGCCACGGCGCCAACCGAGCGGAGGCGCGTGCTGTGATGCCAAACGCCAGAACGAGGCCCAACGACACCTACCTAACCGTCGGCGCGCGCTACTGCATGTACGTGATTATCGCCATCGGCGCTGCGTTGCTGGCGACCGGAACGGCCTACCAGGCTTACGCGCTAGACCGGCAGATGGCGGCAGACGCGAGAAGATAACCACCACCCTGCCCGATTGCGCCCCGCGCAATGCGGCAGCCACCACAGAAGGAGACATCATGAGACACGCAAACAATAACACCCCCCTCCTCACCGTCGAGCGTGCGATCGCCGACAACCTTTGCCCTGCCTCGCTGCGCCAGGTAGCGGCCGCAAATGACAACAAGGGCTATCGCCGGCAGGCTGTGGCCGACAACCTGCGGCGGATTGCCGATAAGCTCGAGCTGCTGGGCTATGGGCGCGAGAGGGAGGCGGCGTGATGGCAAAGACCTCCTTCATACAAGTCATGAAGATAGTTGCTCCGGAAGATGTGCTGCGGCCGTATCGTCTTATTGAAACGTTCGTCACCAGCGAGGGCATGCGTACGCGCCTTTGCTCCGGCGCCTTTGATACGTTCGAGCAAGCAGACGGGCACCGCAAGGAACTTGAGGCGGCAACTAACGAGGCCGCCGCATGAAGTACGTTCTCGTTTTCGCCCTCATATCAAAGATGTTTGGTTCTTTCTCAGTTTCTGCGGAGTTCGACACCAAGGAAGCCTGCGAGGCAGCCAACAAGGAACTGCGCGAGATGCACTACGGTGTCGACGAGCCTCACAACGCCTACCTTCACGGCAAGTGCTATCCGAAGGGGGCGACGCCGTGAAGCAGCCCGCCAACGATAACAAGCCCTCGGGCAGCATCTACACGCTGTCGGAGGCCGCCGACCATTTGCGGCTCACGAATAGAGGCGTCGCCAAGATCGCCAAGCAGCACGGCTTGTGCATGGTGCGCGGCCGCGACATTCTCTTCACCGAAACAGACATTGAAGCCATAAAGGACGTTCTTCGATGCCCCTCAAACTCTACAAGCGCGGTAAGGTCTGGTGGATCTCCGGCACCGTCCATGGACAAGCTGTCCGCGAGTCTACTCGCACTCACGACAAAGAAGTCGCGGAAGCAATCAGGGTCAAAAAAGAAGCTGGCCTCGTAAGCGACCACGTCTTCGGGCCGAAGGCCACGCGCACATTCGCGCAGGCAGTCGAATCGTACCTGAAGGCTGGCGGCGACGCTCGCTTCATTGGCGGGCTGGACGATGGGCTGCTAGGGCACTTCTACAACACGCCACTAAAGGACATCCAGCAGAACGATCTCGACGACGCGGCCCGCAAGCTGTACCCGACGGCGCAGCCGGAGACTCGCAATCGCCAGTGCTACACGCCGTTTGTGGCTGTCTGGAACCACGCCGTTAAGAACGGCTGGGCCGACGTTCGCCAATGGTCGCGCCCGAGGAAGCCAAAGGGCACGAATGTCGTTCGGATCACAAAGCGCCGCGCTGGCACGTTCCCGGTTGAATACGAGCATGCGGCACGATTCATCGCCGCTATGTCGCCAGGGCCGGCAATGCTGATGACTACGCTCTTCTATAGCGGCATGCGACCGATCGAGCTATTTGCTCTTGAGGTAGAAGAGGTCAACGTTACTGGGCGGTGGATTTCTCTTTACAAAACTAAGACTGGCGAGCCGCGCGGCATCCCTATGCATGAGTTCTTGGTGCCGATCTTCGCATCGCTTCTCAAGCGGCCAGGACTAGACAAGGAGCCCCGACTCTTCCGCACGCCGCGTGGCGAACCGTACGAGCAGATTGCGACCGACGAGGAGGGGCGAGGCGGCGGAGGCTTGAAGTCGGCAATCAACGGCGCTCGCCGACGGTCGGGCATTAAGGACATCGCGCCGTATACGGGCCGCCACTCATGCTCTACTGGCCTCGTCGTGGCTGGCGTCCACCCGCACATCAAGGATCAGATACTCGGCCACGCAGCCGACGACATGAGCCGCCACTACACCCACGTGCCGCAGGCGCCTCTCATCGAGGCAATCAACAGGCTGCCAGTGCCCGATACCTGGCGCGCACTGCCGTGGCTGGAAGATCCGCTGGCGTGTTCAGGTAGGCTGGCGGAAGGGACTGGGCGCAGGACGGACTTGGAGAAGAGGAGGGAAGCATGAGCGAGATGATTGAGCGGGTGGCGAAGGTGCTGTGCGCCGCAGAGTATGGTGACAAGAACGCCACTTATGCCGACATGCCGTTGTGGAAGAATTATGAGGAAACTGCGCGCGACATCATTAGAGCCATGCGCGAACCTACCGACGCCATGAATGAGGCCGCAAGCAATGCGGATGCTGATGGGTTCCGCGCTCTCGACATCTGGGATCACTTGATCGACGCAGCCCTCAAACAATAACCCCGCTTCGGCGGGGTTTCTTTTGCCCATTTCGCGAATATGTACAAATCTTGTACAAGCACAATTTAAGCCACGCTGAACACCCTACAAGCAAAGTCAAAATAGACTTTAAACAAAACCCTTGGTAAGGGAGAGGCCGAGAGTTCAAATCTCTCTAGCAGCACCATTAACCTTCAAGAAAATCAATAACTTGGCTGAAGCGCAGCACGCGCAAGCCTTCGTCGGTGTACGGAACAAAGCGCGAAGATGTACCGAAAAACGCTCGTTTACGTACAAAAGCTGTACAGCGCATAAAGACGCATGTTCTCACTGCGTTCTGCCGCCTCTCGCCGCCAATAGTCATACGATGTGCCGATCTGGCTCCGCAGATCCCGCCTTCCGCAACACTCTGACAACCATTTCGCAACACGCCCAAGATTGGCCACAATAAGCCAGTCGGCCTAGTTGCGTCGTAGCCCGAAAGGCGTATTAATTGTTGCGGGCTTAGTAACCCTGACCGTGTATAGGCGCGCACGCCTACCGTGCATGCCGAACCCTTGCGCAGCTTAGCGGCTGGCGCATTCGCCTTGGCTTTTAGGGCCGGGAGCGGTGCGTTATGTCCAGGCATCTCCGGCTCGCCGGAGCGCTAAAAGCCACCGGCATGTCTACACGGCGTGTTACTAACTCCCGGCTCGGCGCCGATCGCCGAATCACATGGGAGTGAACGGTACGCATTTATGACAAAACCCTAAAATCTTTAGGTTGCGCGCGTGACGAAGCGCAACGAACATTCAAAGCGAGGGACGTAACCAGTAAATACGTGAGGGTTGCATGAAATGAGTTTTGCATTTGATGAGGGGCAGTGTGTCAATCACAAATCGGGAATGATGGCATCTATCGTGATTGGCAGAAGCAGGACGACTGGGGGCAAAGAGCAGTATCATCTCCGAGAGATTGAGTTGGGACCACGAAGATACCGATGGATGCTCTCAGAGGTTCTGGTTCCGATGTCCGCAAGCGAGCCGGAATGTACCGGATGCAGACTTAAATTCGCTCGCTGCCCGCTTATGGGGCTCCGCAAGAAACCTCCCATTGAAGTGAAGATGCTTGAAGCAGCGGAATAGCTGCGCCAGCAGGATGAAAAAATGCCCCGCCAGTAAGGCGAGGCTGTGGCAACGGTCGCGATTAACCCACAATGCTCTAGGAGCCGCATGCCGCGTTAAGACGGTTTGGTGGGTTTTTTATTTTTCCGACGGTTATGCGGCGTAGCCATCGCGAGGACGGCGCTTTACCTTTCGCCACTTCTTGTCTGTCTCCAGCTTGAATAGCCTGAGATCATCCATCGCCCAAGACCCCACCACGCCGTTGGGCTTCCCCCGAGCGCTACGCAAGAGCGCCATATATCGCTTGTGCTCGCGGCTGCCCTTCACGCCGCCCACCCCCTGACTTCCTGCTCAACAGCCGCGTAAAGCTCCGTGACACACCCGTCGTTCACGACAACCGCATCGTGCTGGCCGCATCCCGCCTCGCTGGCGTGGTTGCCGGCAATCCCGCCCCTGCCCTCGAGCTTGATGATTATGCCGCCGAGCTTGCGGACGGCCTCGGCCTCGTTGGGGAATCGGCAGTCGTCGACGACGACGCGCTTGTGCTGGACGGAGCGCATCTTCCATAAGCGGATCCAGAAGTCTTCCGCGATGCAGTCCCTTCCCCATTGCGTGCCGAGGGTCTGCATGGCGTGCCGCGGAGTGCGCCCCGCCAGGATGTCGCACGGCACCTCCTTCAGATCGCCTTCAATCTGGCGATCGTCGAGGCCAAGCGCGCGGCACATATCTTTCAACGGCCCCGCAAACTTCACAAGCGTATAGCCGTGATGCTCGACGAGGTAGCGAGTCGCTGTCGACTTGCCGCTGCCGGCCGCGCCTGTGAGCGCTACCAGGCGAGGGTAGTTGTCGTTGGCTGGCCAGCGTACCGTGCGGTCAGGACCGGCAGCAAAGTCCACTCCGACATGTACGGGCTTCCCGCTTGCCGCTCCGAGCGCGCGCAATTCGGAAGGCGGGGTGTAGGTAGGCAGGGCGGTAAGCTCGCCGTGCGGCGTCCATGCCGGGATGTCGTGCTCGGTCATACCTTCTCCTCTTCTTTCTCGCGAACGTCGTCAGGCAGCGGCCCATCTGGATGCAGCGGCCCTTCCGGCCCAGTCACCTTGTAGCCATGCGGATCCGCGGCGATTTGCCGAAAGATCGCGATTGGATCATTGACCAGCGGCCGAAACCGACGAGCCGCAAACGGCGCATCTTTCACGCCCCACGCCTCGCCGAACTTGCTGTCGACGCCTTCAAGCTTCACGCCGAGATAGTCGCCGAAGACGTAGTGCGAGGCCATGCCCACCCACCTTATGCGATAGACCTGGCCCTCGGTGATTGCGGCGTCCTTGACGATGGCGCCTCCCTCAAGCGGCACCTTGTCATCGATGCAGACAACCTCTTGACCAACATAAAACTGGTTCATGACTTGCGAGCCTCCATTTCGTCGGCGCAGGCGGCAAGAGCGTCCGCAACCTTCCTTGCCTCCGCAGGATGGAAGATCATAAAGGATGACAGTTCCTCGCAGTCCAACTGCACAAGATCTAGCCCATCCGAATCGGGCCGCACCGTGTACGACGTGCCGGTGTTGTCGTTCCAGATTTTGCGAATTACGTCGGTCGTGAAATCAGCCATCACTCCATCCCCCTCGCCCTGCAATCCATCAGCGCCTCGAAAGTTGCGAGAAATTCTTCCTTCGCCTGCCACGGATACCAGCACCGGATATTGACGCCGAGCGGGTCGTCGTAGCGCGCGTGCCATTCCATGGGCGCCATATTGACGAGCTCGTCGCCTATTATTCGATTGTCAGCGTCGTGAACGACCGCGGGCATTTCCTCCTGCATGTCGAAGCGGCGAGTTATGGCCGCCATAACCTGCCGCTCCGCGTCCTTGTAGCCGACGAGGAATGGCTTCACTGGTCGCGGCACGTCGACGAGGTACGCTTCGCTGGCGTCGTGAAGCAGCGCCCACAGCGCCACCTCTACGCCCTCCCAGCGCAGATGACGGGCGAGGTGCACAGAATGCTCAGCAACCGAGTAGAAGCGCTCGCAATGGCCCGCGTATCGGCATTGCATCGAGAGGCTGTGCGCGATGTCCTCAATGAAGACTTCTTCGGGTCGCGGATCTAGCGGCCAGAACTTGCGCCCGGAAGCAACCTGCATGAAGTCGCCGTGACGTACGTGCGTATTCATGAGGCCCTCGCAAATTTTCCGAAGTTGTTATTTGCTGCCTCGACGTACGCAGCGTGTGCCTCCTCTGGTGTGCGGAAAGACCCCAAATTGCGGCGCTTGCCATTAACCTGGATTTCCGCCCTGTACCCGCTGCCGCTCTTAGCTACGCCCTTAAAGCCCGTCGCGCTCCACCCAAGCCGGTTGGCTGCATTTTGCGAACTGGTAGCCTCCCGGAGATTGCCCCAAGCATTGAATGATTTATCCAAGTTTTTGTGGTCGATCTCATTGGCGGGCCACTCGCCAGTCATATAGAGCCATGCAAGGCGGTGCGCGTAGTACACCTTGCCGTCAATTTTGATGACGACATACCCCTTCTTTTGGACCGTGCCCACGGTGTCGCCGGCCTTGCCTCCGCGCGCGACTGACACCCGTCGCGTGAACACTCCCGTATCGGGATTGTAGTGCAGGAGTTCTTTTAACCGTTCCTGCGTGACCATCACGCCACCTCATCCGCGTCGGAGACGAGCCAGTCTTCGGCAAGTTGGTCCCTCGTCGTCGGCTGGAATACGGCTTGTCCATCCGGCGTGATCTTCGACATATATTCCAGCGGGGTGCCGTGATGCGCTATAAACACGATCGCGTCTGGCGCACTGTCTCGCCACGCCGTTCCGCCTCTCTTCATGGCCTCAATGGCCTGTCCGTAATTCATGAAAGTCTCCTCTTTCGTGGTGATTGCTGCCGGTTGGTGGCCGGCAGCAGGGTGGTGGTTAAGCGGAGTGCTTGTTGATGCACTCGGCAATCATTCGCGCCAGCTCTTCGGTAGGCGCTTCGCAAACGGTGAAGCAGTTTGCGTCCCAAACCTGATGGATTGTGGAGACGGTGTCGTACTCATCCGCAGGCCCATTGCCGTCAGCATCAACGGGCATGGGCATGTAGTATGCAGGAACATCGATCACGCTGCCCTCCTCTCAGCCGCCGGCACGTTGTCATTCGCAGCCTTCCGGCCAGACCAGCCATCGACCATCTGCGGCGAAAGCGTCAGGCGTGACACCTCGCCGTGGCGCGCCGAATATGTGATGACCTTCGCAGACCGACCAGACAGCCAACCGCCGTTCGCAGCGTAGGCGTCAGGAGCAGCGAGCGTTTCATGCCTCTCCACCTTCATGAGGTTGGTGGTTTTAAGTTCGTCGCTGTGAAGGTGCCCGAGGTGGGCATATGAGAACTGCGTGCGACCGTAGATGTCGCGGAACTTGCCGGCGAACACAGAATCGACGTTGCCGACATTCCGGCGATGGCCGTGATGCACGAAGAGCGACGTCTTGCCGTGCTCGACAACGTAGTAGGTGCTGGCCGAGCTATCGACGGTCACGCGCGGCTCATCCTCATAGAACGCCGCGAACATTTCGCGCAGCCAGGCCCCGCTCGCCGGATCGTGGTTAGCGTCGGCCATGATAATGTGCACGCGCTCGTGCTTCTCGAGCATCATGCGGACGATGCGGCGCAAGGTGCGGATAATGACGCGCACCACCTTCTGGAACCTGCTATCGGCGTCAAGGATGTGGCCGCTCGTCGGCGTCTTGCTCTCCATGCCGTCGTAGTGTGCCAGGTCGCCCATCTGCGCCAGGACGCCGGTGAATGCCGCGGGAGCAAGGTCGATGGCGGCAGCGAACCAGTCGGTGACGCAGTTTTCGGCGATGCCCAAGTCCCAGTCCGCTCCCGTTTCTTCAGCCCATGACAGCGCTCCAAAGTGCGCATCGGTCAGGGCATAGAAGTTCAGAAGGTCGACGTTGGCGCGGGCAATCCGAGCCACAGGTGCCTCGCGCGGCAGTTCGTCCTTGAACGCCTCGACAGCCGCCTTCATGGCAGCAAGTTGCTGCTCCTTGTCTTTCTCGACGATATCCCAGCGCGCGATCGTGCGGCCCTGCCCGTCCGAAAGGTTGGAAATGCGCTTGTGGGCAAACCCTTCCGGCATTTCGAACACTTCGCCCGCCGCCTTCGTCTGCTTCACCCATGCGCCATCGGCCGTCTTGCTGGCGATGCTCTTTATGGCATAGCCAGGAAGTACCGGATCCGTTCCGAGCCTGCCTTGCTCAGCCGCCTTGGTCAGGCACTCCTGCAGGGCGGACTTGCCGATGCCGAGCGCCTTGGCGGCCTTCTTATAGCTGCCGTGCTCGCGGTAGGCGTCCGCTCTGCGGAGAAGTTCTTCTTGTGTGAGGGTGGTCATGCTTGCTCCATATTTCGAATCCGCCAAAGCTCAGTCGCTTGGCACGCATTGCCTGCCTGACCGAACACATCGGAGAGGCCGGATGCGGCCCGAATGACGCTGAGAAGCGCAGGATTTTCGCCGATGTACTCATCCCAAAGGCGCGAATACAGAGCCCGCACCTCGTCCATGTTCACGGCCCGCTTGCCTTTTGCGGATAGCCAGTCAAGGCCGGTTTTGCCGTCCTCGAAGACCTTGGCCGCCTGATAGATGTCTTCAATGCTCCTGTTTTCACGCGAGCGTATGCGTGCGTAGAATGCGGAGAACCGTCGGTCGCCTCTGCTGCTGCATTCCAGAAATGGTGCTTCACCGTGTCTTACCATCCCTCAATCCTCCTCCGGCCCAAGCCGATAAAGCCCGTAGGCGCAGACGCCGCAGATGACGCCGAAGCCCAGCGTCGCCCATATCGCTATTTCCAAGAATTGCCAGCCGAGCTCTGTCATGGCGCTAACATCGGCGTTTCAACCTGCTTCGGTTCTTCCGACTGCCCGCCTTCTTCGGCGAAGCCTGGCGAGCCGTCTTCGCCGATCTGCGCACCAACCGTGCCGCCGTTGCCCACGGCCATGTCCTGCGCCTTCTGCAGTTTGTTTGCCGTGGCGGTCGAATAGGGCAGCTTGTAGTACCGCGGCGCTCCGCCCTGCCCGTCGTCGAGCAGCACCCAGATGGCAACGTCAACGTCGATGCGCGCACCGAGGACCGTGTAGTGGCCGGGTGGCGGCGCGTATGGCGTTGCGTGGCCGAGCGTCGTGAAGCTTGCCGGCAGGCAGAGGGCAGCGACGATCACGAAGGGATACGCGGTGCGCGGTGCGAACCAGCAGATGGTGCCGGCCGCTAGCACGAAGGCTAGCCAGAGTGTGATGGCGGGGGTCATATGGCACCACCGACAACGCTAGCCGCGCCAGCAACGACTCCGACGAAGGCCGCCACCACAATGCCATTTACCGAACCCATTCCGAATGACGCGGCCACCGCTCCAGCAGCCGCTGTAAGAATGGAGCCGAGCGCTGCGCCAGCGATAAATCTATTGGTGACTTCCATCACTCCACCTCCACCGTATGGCCAAGATGTTCGAGAACGCGCTTGAACACGTCGCGCTCGCCGTAATGCTGGCCGCCGTAGCAATGCGCGACTGGCTCAAGGTCGAGAGCAACGGCGCCGTCTATTGTGACGCGTGCGCCATCTGCGTAGTTGCCGCCGCACGTCTCGCAATCGCTGTAATCGGTCAGCCACTCTATTTTTATGTGTGCCATCACTTCTCCCCCTTATTGCTCAACATCTTCAAAACACTCGACTCCGAACCCGCGACGACCTTGCCGTCGCGCATCCGAAACCGAACGGCTGTGCGCTCCTGCTTATCGGCGACGAGCTCGATGACATCGCGGTAAATCATGCCTCCCTCGGCTAGCCGCACCTCGACATTGACGGGAACCGGCACCTTGCCGGCGCAGCCGTAACAGCGAACGTTGATGACGTATTCGCCGTCTGGCAGGCCTCGCGTGAATGCGGATTCGAAGTTCAAAGACGTGCTGTCGTTCGCGATACCGAGATCGTCCCTCAGCAAGGACCAGACCTTTCCGCTCTTGAAGCGAAAACCGACCGCCTCGTCGCTGTGGCCGACCCAGAGATCGACGTCGATCGATCCTGCTGGCCATGCTATTGACGCGACGAGGTTGCCCGGCGGGTCGATGGGGTCGGCGGCTTCGGCTTTGGGGTTGATGCTCGAGAGCGTGATGACGACGATCGCCACCAAGCCCAACAGCATGTTCATGAGCAGGTCACGAAAGAGGACGCCGTTCATGACGTGGCCTGCGAAGGCGTCATGCAGCCAAGGTAGCTGACCGCTAGCGGGCATGCCGAAGCGTTTTTATGCCCGATGGCGGCATCGCGCGCTTCCCTGAGTTTGCTCTCCGTTACAGGCAGATCATCCCATCCCATGGTGACGCGGGCAAAGCCGCCGTCACTCAGGGCGAAACTGAAGAGGTAGTAATGCAGCATCACGCCACCTCCTCAACGCCGAGCACCCACGCAACCGTGGACGTCCAGAGTGCGGCCACAGCGCCCACTAGCGTCGAGCAGAACGCGACGCCCATGCCAGCCAACAAGCTGGCGGCAACGCGCTGCACGCCGTCCGCCGTGCCGAGCGAGCCTGTGTCGATCTCCTGTAAGGCGATGATGAAGCCGATGACGTTGCCGATCAGGCCGAGCGTCACGAGCCAGACTTCGGTTCGGTGAAGGTGCGCCGTGCGGCCCGCGAATGCGGCCAGAAGAGCTGCGGCAAAGACTGCCGTGATGACGTAGCTGAGGCGGGAGATATCATGTTCGAAAACGAACGTGACATACCCCATGAACGATGCCCAGACGACGAGTGCGGCCCAGCAGGTGTTGAGGATGGTGAGTTTGGCGAGGGTGGTGTTCATGCCGCCCTCGCCAGCAACTTGCACACGTCAGCCGACGGCACGACCATGCCGAATCCCGTAATCGACGGCACCCATCCACCGCTGACCTTCATCGGTGCGGCCGCAACGCCGACGTTGATGCCGAGCACGTTGCCAGCAGCGTCAAAGACGCCGCCACCTGACATCCCCATAACTGTCGTGATGTCGGTGATATAGACGGACGCCCACGGCCCCGTCTTTCGGGCCTTGCCGCTGATGTGGCCGTATGCGGAAACGAACTCGAGCGCGAGCGGATTGCCCTTCGCCACGATAGGCTCGTCGTCATTGGCGGCACGGCAGGTAAGCGGAGAGGAAGAGATACCGGCGCCGTCAGCGCTCAGCATGGCGATGTCGTATTCCTCAGCGAACCAGAGCACTTTCGCGCCGACGGTCTTGCCGTCGCTGGTCTTGATCGACACGGTTTTTGCGTCCTTGACGACGTGCCAAGCTGTCAGAAACGAGCCGTTGCCGATGTGAACGCCGGAGCCGTGGCTGTCTGGACGTTGGATCTTGACGACGGAGTTTGCCGCCGGCGGAGCAACGCTTCCGGCGTTGGTGGAGTATGCCGCAGTGGCGGCAAAAACGATGAATGCGAGGAAGGCGTATAGGTATCTTCTCATGCCGGTCTCCTCTTGCTGTGGTGGTGGTGCCGCATGGTTGGTAGCCGTGCGGATGTGGTATCTGCACCTTATGTCAGTTCTACAAATTTGTCAAGGTTTATTATCGACGCTACGCAGCCCCGCGCCGCCTATCGTTCTCGCCTGGCGGAATGAACACCACGGAAACCGAACGCGAGCCGCACCGCGGACAGCGCAAGCGGCTGGCCAAAAGAGCCAGAGGAAAGTCGCGCCCGCGCGTCGACACGAGCGTGAGCATGTCGAGATCGTAGGTCCACGTGCACCGCCGCACCGACTTCAAGCCTTCGCGGGTGCCGTAGGCGCACCGCGCTGTCAGCTTCCAACCTAGACTGAATGCCTCGCCGATCGTTTCTACCATGATAGGCTAATTATTGCATGAACAAATCAAGAACAATAGGCTCGTGCGTTATAGTCGTGAAAACGGAGGAGGAACATGCCGAGGAAGATTGCGAAGGGCGACCGCGTCAAAGTCGAGGGTGAGGTGTCGCGCATCGGTACGAATGGCTTCGTGACCATCTGGATTCGCGGCTACGAATATCCAGTCACGCTGCACGAAAAATGTCTGGAGGAGGTGACGCCAGCCCCGAAAGAGCCGCGTCCAAGGTTCAAAAAAATATACGACAATCCGCCACGCCCGAAAGCGAGCAATAAAAAAAGGCCCGCAACCGATTAAGGTTCGCCACGTTATGCGCGGCTGGCGTTAACTTCGGTCATGCCGAAATTCAGGTAGCAATTGCCGAGCCCCCATGCCTCAATGGCTGCCCTGTCATAGGCGCGAGCGGCTTCTTCAGGCGTAGAGTAGGTGCCTAAGTGGCGGTGCTCTCCGTCGACAGTAACGGATGCGCGCCATTTATTGTGGAACGCTCGAACGCCCTTGAACTCGTTTCTAGGCGGTGCCATGCGGTTAGCTTCGCTAATCTTGGCTCGCGTTTCCTCGCTAACTTCCCTAGTCCGATTCGACTCAATAATCCTCAAGCGAAGTTCCGGACTAATCGGCTTGCCAAAATTAGAATTCCTCTATCCGCGTCTCGCTTCGCTGATCTTTGCCCTAGTCTCTGGGGTTTGCGTCCTACGGCTATTCGCCTCACCGATCTTGGCGCGAGTTTCTGGGCTGTGCGTCCGGCCCAGTTGGGCGGAACTCATCTTGGCTCGCGTTTCACTTCCAACAACAGCTCCGCTCGATCCCTCACCGCCGTCCGTAAGATTTGCCAATACACCCGTACTGTTGTTCCTCCGGCCAAATAGTTTGATATACGCCACCTCCAGGCGGTGAGCATCCACCTCGCGCAGTCCCTCATGCCAGCGAACAACTGTAGGCTCGCCGCCTTCTTTGCGTATTTTCGCGACAGTGCCATTGAAGATACGGTTGCCGCTTTTAGGTTGCGTGTCGCGCCGACCACTGCCTTTCCCGACATAGAAGGGACGGCCGTCTGGATGGAGCCACGCATAAACGTAGAAACGAAACTCGCTGTTATCGTTCGCGGCGACCGGTGCGCCGCCTCGCTGTTTTGTAAATTTCATGGAGCCAACCCGAAGATAAAAGGACAAAAACATTAGTCTGTTTTTACAAATTTGTCAAGGCGCAAACAAAAAAAGCCCCTATCCGGTTAGGGATAGGGGC